TACTACCTATTAGCTTCATTTCAAAATACATGTCACATCAGCATATGCTATTAGATGGTTCAAAAATCAGACCTCGTTTAGGATGTAATAGCAGGGTCGCTGTGTCTATATTGGTCGTGTTACCATGCGGGTTATTTCAAATGATGTATTTTTTTTTGACATATAAATATAGAGATATATTTTATAAATGCCTTTGAAGACTAGAAAATGTCATAGCTGTAATCGTAGATTCGCATATTTGATATGCGTAAATGGTAGACTAATGTGTTCAGGATGTTATGGATCGAAGTACAGGTATGAATACCTTGAAGAAGTGGCAAGTTATCGATAAGTCGGCATCTACCCCCAAGGCATGCAATGAGTCGTCGAGGTCACGCGTGTAGCGTATGTTCACAATAGAAGGTATTCCCTTCGGAAAATAACGCTGTCTCCATGCTAAAAATAATGGGATTTGGTCGTGTGTGATGTTTACTAGTAGTGTGTCTATGTTATAGGTCATGAGTATGAACTCAAACCGTATAGTGTTTCTATGTGGTATTTCTAACTTTGTACAGTATATTCGTTTTCTATTAAAGATAAAATCATCAAATGTTTCACTCTGTGGATCACAGTAACCTTCTAGCTTTTCCGTAGCCAGATAGAGATATTTCATGATATAAATAACCATTCCATGTATTTATATGCGTTTCACAACAATCACCGGTAAGGCTAAGAAATATGTCGAAAAATATTTTGATATTTATTCAATTAGATGTGCGTTAGTAAATTTGCAACCCCAATGTATCATGATCAACGATGAAACTAAACTGTATGGTACCTTTGGGAATCAATTGTATCATTTACCGACGATACGAGAAGAATTAAAGGCGTATTTGAAATCGAATACGGACGACATACAAGTGAATTTTATCTTAGGCGAGAAAAGTTGGGAAGATGTCTTCAATGCAAAGACAACAAAAGAATTGCTAAACCCGCCGACAGTAAAGATAGAAACTAAAACTATATAAGTATATTATTTTTAGATAAAATGTCCTGGACACCTGTAAAGACTGCATGTGGACTTTACGAGTTTAAACATAAAACTGGATTACGTGTACTTTTGTTTCCTAAGGATGGATTGGAGGTTACTACTGCTAATATCACCTACCATGTTGGATCTCGAAACGAAGGGTTGGGCGTCCGCGGGGCAACTCACTATCTGGAACACGGTATGTTCAAAGGTAGTAAAAACTTTAATAAAGAGAAGGGTAATGGAATGTGGGCGTTGGAAACCATGGGTGCGTACATGAATGCCACTACCTATACGGATAGAACCAATTACTTCTCGGTGATTGAGAGTAATAAACTAAACGAAGTTATTTCCCGTGAAGCAGATCGTATGAAGGATCCTCTGCTGGATGCTCATGAGCTTAAGAACGAAATGACCGTCGTTCGCAATGAATTTGAGCGCGGGAACAACAATGATTTCGAAGTGTTGCAGAAACGTATTATGGCTATGGCGTTTATGGCTCATCCATACCACCACAGTACCATTGGCTGGAAGTCGGAGATCGAGAATGTATCTAGGGATGCACTGGCTACCTTCCACGATACCTTCTATAAGCCTAGTAATGCAACGTACACTTTTTGCGGTAATTTTGATTGCAAAACGGTGTTGGATCTTGTAGATGCTGAATTTGGGAGTAGGTACGAAGATGGTTACGATAAAAGTATTCCTGATATGTACACTACGGAACCGCCTCAGATGGGTCAGCGTAGAACTGTGATGTATCGTCCTACTAACTGTGCCCTTATGTCGATCTCGTTCAAAGCTCCAAATGGACTTCATAAAGATGCTATCGTCCTGGAAGTTATTTCCAATATAATCTCTAAGGGTCCCCAGTCTATGTCAGAATCGTACAAACGAGATAGTGCGTGTCCCGTGCATGATATTATTGTGGATTGGGAACGTATGCGCGATCCTTATTTGTTTAGTATTTGGGGTACTACTAACTTTGCGAGCAAGGAAGCGTTACAGAAGGCAGAGGATGTTATTGCGGAGATTACAAAGAACCTGAAGGTAAAGAATTTGGATGCCGATATGGTTCGTGCAAAGGTTTACATTCGAAACAAGTGGAACAATGAAATGATGGGTACAAGAAAGATGGCTAGTGCTATCAATGAAGCTATCGCCCGCGGTGATGCATACGATGTCTTTAATCGTTTTAATATATTGGATAAAGTTACGACAACCGATATTATGCGCGTGGCTAAAGACATTTTCAACGAAAAGCGAAGTACGGTCGGCTGGTTGCTACCCGGTGAAGTACCGAAGGGGATTAAACCCGGAAGTTACAAAGTGTTAGAGGGTGAAACCTTCGAACTGTCTGACTTACCAGTTCCAAACAGTTCATCCTTCGAGATTTCACCGACGGAGCTAACAAAGTATAACTCGGACAAGACCGACATCCGTTTATCCCTTCAGCATGTCGATTCGTCTGTGAAGGCGTACGCTTGTAGGTCTATCCTGTGCGAGTTGATGACAAAGGGCTTTAAGATGTCGAAACGCAATTGTGTGGAGAAAGAACTGTACGAATTTCTGAGTGAGCGTAATATCATGCGTCAAGTTGCGGCTGGAGTCGATGCTATTCATATTATGGCATCTGTTCCCAACGAAGCCAAGACTCTGAAATCGGCGATATCATTGATTAATCATGAGATTATGAAACCTATTATGAATGAGAATTCGTTCAAGTATCTCAAAGGTAAATGGTTGGCAGAATTACGCGGTAACAAGAGCAATGTGAACAACATGGCAAAGGTCGTATTTTCCCAATCCTTGTTCAACAAAGGCGATCCAAATTACAAGCATGGGTTTGATAGTATTACGAATACATTGAAACGGTTGACGTATGACGATGTAAAAGATTATCAAAAGACTTTGACTTCCTCTACGCGCCTAGTAACTATTGTTTCACCGAACGATGTCGAAGGTCTTACGAATGACAAATCGTATGTTCGAGACTACAGCAACGATGTTAAAGAGAATGCTATGTCGCGGGATATTCGCATTCCGGGCAAATCGTCCGTGGTGGTGAAGTATGGTATGGTAATTCCAGAATATTCGGATGCTCTGCATTTGGCTGTCGCGGTGCTTGGAAATGGTTTTTCCGGGATGCTGATGCAGATTGTACGTGACAAGTACGGTCTAACCTATGGTATCAATAGTCGATTGAGACATGGCAAAGGTTGTGCAATCTTTGAGATTACAGGTACCTTTTCACCCAAATTATTGGACGAGGGTATTCGTCGAACCAACGAAGTGTTGCACGAATGGCTGGGACGAGATTTGACTGAACATGAGGTTGGTATTCAGAAGATGGAAATGATTGGGTCTCGCAATGTCCAATTTGATACACCTGGAGCTTTGGCAAGTGCGATTCACCAGAACAAAATAATTTATGGCGATGTCCATCGTATCAATAATTTTGAGAGCTTGATACATGGTGTATCACTAGACGATGTGAATGCGGCGAAGTCTGGTATCGAATTTGAAAAATTGGCATTGATTAAAGTAGGTACTTTTTAACAGTATAAATATTTATTAATATCATTTAAATGTTGAGATACGGACCATATCTGTACTCTGTCTTATATCTCTTGAGTGTGATGGTAGACGATATGATGATTTCCGGGTTATTGTTTGCAATTGCATTGTTCTACCTGTTCATAAATTTAATATATGAATGGGATGACATTATAATCATTACACCACTGTTCGTCTTCTTCTGTGCATTAAGTCCGGCACCGTTTGATAAAGTAGCGATCATAGCGGTTCCTATCCTAGAGTTTATTTTCTTTTGGTGGTTTCACATCTTGCGAAAAAATAACGAGTGCAACGATGGTTATTTGGAAACCTGTCGTAAGTCGGTGATTTTATCATCTGCACTTCTTTTAATATCCTTATCGAAGGCACTGGAGGATATGGGTTATACCATACTAATATCCTCTTTATGCATTGTGGTAGCGGTATGTATATTTATATACGTACATATGGACGTATGTTTTTCAAAATCAAAAAAACAATATGGTCTAACGAAGAACGATGAACAAGAGGAGTTATTTGGTATAAATGACGATATGATTTAAGGAAATGAACGATGAAGACGAGTGCATGTGGGTCAACTTAAAAATTCTAGCGAAACTACAGCCATTTGAACGGTTGGGTACGAGACGATCTCATTTTGAAATTAATCCGTCCAATACGATACAGGAAGCTATTTATCGTTGGTGGAATGGGTCCAACCGTGAATCGGATTTCAATCGTATCAAAGATCTGTACAAATCAGCTGAAATAGTCATGGAACAACAGTCCGACAGGATGAAGGAACATTTAACGGAATCTATCAAGGGACTAATATCATTGCAAAAGACATACGAAAAGGATATAACGATGAAGGCTAGGATTGACTGTTTGATCGACACTGTAAATAATATGATTAAGTAGTATATAAGTAGATTTAAATCATTTAAATGTTCGTAAAAGTATTGAATAATGGCATCGTACCGAAGCGCGCGACCTCTGGGTCCGCCGGTTACGACCTATATACCCCAACCGACCTAGTTTTGAACCCAGGACTACATAAGATAAAATTAGGCATAAGTGTTCACCTTCCCGAGAAAACCTTCGGCAGTATTCGTTGTAGGAGTAGTCTTGCAAAAGAGGGCATATCCGTAGAAGCCGGTGTAATCGACGAAGATTACCGCGGTGAAGTTGCGGTCATGTTACGTGTTCGTTTCCCCGTAAAATGTCCCCGTGGTCATGCCATCGCACAATTGATAGTGCAGCCCTATCTAAGTCCCGGTATTATCGTCATGGACGACCTAGTGACTACCGTCCGTGGTACTGGTGGGTTTGGTTCAACAGACTAGTATGGAGGGTTGAGTTCGCCTGTACGTTTCTAAAAATATCCGTCTCCTTATTGACTATAGCATATACTTTTAAAATTTCATTCCTTGTACATGGGAAACTTTCTTTTCCATACAACCTAGACCTACTAATCTCTACGATATAATCATTGGGTGATTTGTTTTGGTATTTTGCGTCGGGGTCGGCTCCGTGTTGTGCCAATGCGAGAATAGCGGTTTTCTTCATGTTAAATATTGCCAATGACAGTGAAGTAAACCCTTCTCCGTCGGGAAAAAAGTTTAGATGAAAATCCAACGGTTCGGTAATACAGTACCAAGGCAGCGCCGGTGTATTTACGGTCAAAAATTGAATCATGGTCGCGTCGTCGTTTTCTACGGCATAGTGTATGGGTCCCTTTCCTTCATTGTCTACTATAAACATAGCGTCACGTAGCGGATGTATGTATTCGTACTTTTCATTCTTAACCGCAATGTGTAGCGGAGTTTCACCTCGTTTATTCTGTTGACATGTTGGTACTCCTTTGTCTACCAGAAATTTAACGAGATCCGACCGCCTCTCCGCGGCATAATGTAAGGGGGAATTATGAAATGAATCGAGGACGTTAAAATTTGCTCCCCTGTCGGATAAAATGTGGACCTGAGTTTGATAATTCCCACGTACTACAAAAATGCATAGTGGCGTTAACTCTGAACCTACGGTTGCGTTAAGAGCAACGGTCTTGAAATCGTAACCTGCTACATCGTACCTTCCAATATTCGGCGAATTACCCATTTAATATAATATATATAATTATTTATACTGCTATTTTAAAGGAAGGGGTTTTGCAATTGTGAACAATCGCTTAAACTCTTGCATGTATATTTTGGCAACTGCTGGATTCTCTATTACCTGGAGATTTTCAATGTTGGTGCATGCGGACTCTGTGAGATTGAATGAACCCGTACTGACCCATATAGGGTTTTCATGGGCATCCATCCCTATGAGAAATTTGTGATGCATAAGACTCGCCGATCGTCCGCGTCCACAACCTAGTAATTTGATGGTTGGTATACCGGCATGTTTTCGTAATTTCTTATACTTTTCTTTGCTACTCTTTGTCCTGGCAACTTTGTCCCGGGTACATATCATGGACACGCCCCTTAAAGAGGACAATGCCTGTAATATCTTTGTATTGGTCAGCCAGGCTGCACATCCCATGACAAAATGGGTATCGGAACGTTTGATTCGATTGATAAGGAATTTTTGTATTTGAACGGTGTCAAATATAAATGTACTGTCACCGACGGTTTTGGGTCCTCTACCACCTGTTATTAATTTATTTAGGTTGACTACTTTAGGCATTTATAAGACTAAGATACAAGATACATATATTTATACTGATTATTCAGTTCTATTCCGTTTCACTCGCTTTGGTTTGTTCATCTTGAATTTTTCACCCGATTCGGTGTACGTTTCGCGGAAATTTTCCAGAATACTTGGGTCCTCTAAGAATTCTTCTAGGTTTTTTTCGGTGAAGGAACACCTGGTGACTTCTTCTCTAGAAAACTCGTACCCACCGATGTCAAGTTGCATTACGTCGTTCTCTACCATGTGCTGTTTGATAACGTCTGTGTTTGCCTTCTGTTCCTTCCTGATTTGTTTTAATTTTGCCTGTGCTTCCAATATTTCAGGCTGAAGTGCTAGGAAATCATCGCACGCTTTTTTGTATACAAAGTTACTTATGGTTGCTTGGCTCATTTTTAATCTTTTGAGGTATATTTATAGTCCAAAATTAATTGTATGAGATGCCCAAAGTCTTTGAATGTACTAAATGCAAGAAAGCTATAATTGGTAGTATATATTCTTTGATAGAACATAATAAAAAATGCAATATCAAAAACCAGATAAAGGGTATTACATATACACCAAAAGCCAGTGTCCGTCCTGCACAGAAATGAAAGAAAAACTTCCCGACGCGGTTTATATTAATTGTGACGAGTATCTAATGGATGTGGATGCCTTCCTTGATTTTTTGGACACGATCACCGACGAGGGTCCTACTACCTTTCCCATGGTATTCCTCGATGGTAAGTACATCAGTAGTGATAAAGTATTCACTGTGAACGACGAATTTTAGCATAGTATTCTTCCCGTAAATTGTTGGGCTCGCCGTAAACCTGAAACTCGAACCATCTAGGTTGAATGGGAAATCGTTTAGGTAACCATGTCCCATACCATCCCAAAATCCACGGGAATACAATTGGAATATTATAAGTCTTTGCAATGTGTAACCTTAAATTATAAAGTGGCATCGGTACTAGGTCGTAATATTTTTTTTCATTGACGATAGCGTATATATTCACCCCTGCTCGTTTCGCACACCTCAAGAACCCTACTCTGTCCGTATAATGTACTTCCTTTTCCACGCATATAATCTCTGGGACGCCACCTGGCAATAATATTACCGAAGTATGTTTTAAGCCCCCAATGATATCCCTGTAGGTAGCTGGTATTGCACCTAAATGTTTGGCAATCCATCCTATGATAGGTACCATGAATACTATTGGGGCTACCGCGATGAGCGTTTTGGATTTTGGTTTGAAGTGTATGCCCATCACAGCGGCTGTACATAGTATGCCATGTGGGTGACAGCATATTAAATGATTCTTAGTTAGATCTAGGTCGATATCAATGTTCTGGAACCATACCTCGAATGGCGCTGAGGAAATAATATCCCGTAGAGAAGATTCTTTGATTTGATCGTAGGATAGGTATATTGCCGCGGATATCGCTAATGATATTGGCAGTGCAATGGTAAAGAATGGTATCGCTACGATAAATCCTAGGATAAATATTGGTAGGAAAAAGACCCACATAAAAATTAAAGCCGTCATACAAATAGCCCAGAGGAAAAGCATCGTATATATTTATCATGTTTTGTTTATATATGCACCTACATTGTTGTATCATCGAATGTAAGTTTCCAGATACCTTTCCCTATTGGAAATGCCGAGATCGTATGCGAGACGTCATTATGCCTACCTTGGACGAATTTGGTTATATTTTACCCGAACCGGAGTTACAAAAACGAATAAAAGATTCGTGCGGTGAAGGTACTTTAAAAGTTTCTCTCTGTATATATTTATCCGACGAGGAAGCAATGAAAACAGCTTCTATTCGTGCGGAATGGAAACCATTGGAACCTACTGTCGAATTGGACAAAACCGAACGCAAAGCATTGCGTCGTATGTCTAAACGCAAACGGAGCGAGTCTGAAGACAAACCGTGTCCCATCTGTTTGGACAAATGTGAAAAGCCAACAACTATATCATGTGATCATACATTTTGTTATTCGTGTATCAAACGTTGGATGGGCATAAAGCGCAACTGTCCTGTGTGTGACGAGGTTATCGATGTCAAAAAGTACGTGCGCAGGAAACGATTGAAGCTGCGCGATAGAACGACTTCTGAGATATAATCTGTAGGGTTTTGTCGTACGCCATGTGTAAATAAATATTTTCGTTTTTGATCACCATCGCTGTCAGTATGTTAATAAAGTTTGAAAATATGTTCTCGAATAAATAATCCCATATGAGAAGAGTTTCTTCAAATGGAAACCAGTTTGCAAACAGGGTAGGACCTGTCTTTATTAACAGTAGTTTGATCATTTCATTCCCGCGCATTTTTACAGCTAAACGTCTATGTCTGGACATAAAATTGAGGCGTACCAACGCGGCAGTAGAGTCAATGAAATTCAGTATTATATCGTCTTCCTCACCTCTAGGGTACATCGGTCTTAAATATCTCATAAGTGTGTGTATTGCATAGAAAGTGTCGATAGACGCGTGTTTTGGACAATCATCGTAAAACACCTTGTACAATATAAATACTATGAAGCACATTCCCTGTGCATAGCCTACGGACGGATTGGTATGCGCGTAGCACATTATAATTTTTCTCAGATCTTTTAAATGGTCTGTGTACCATGTTGATTCGGGGAAGGTTCGGACTAAATCTTGCATTATGACATCTTCATCGGGTATCCTATCCAATGGGAGTATTAATTTCGTTTTACGAAGTTCCCTGACCAAATCTAATTTTCCAATTAGAGTATAACGCCACCTATGAGCTCTCATTTAGTAATGCTATTTTATAATTTATACTGTAAATAAAAAAGTAAAAGTATATAAGTATGATTCACTTCAATATAAATGGCTGAACAAGACAATACTTTGTTTTTTACATCTCTCGCTAAAGGCGTTCTCGAAATCCTGTTTGGTGTCGCAATCTTGAGTAAAACTCGAGCTATTGAACTCAAAGAGGATAGTCTCAATATCGATGCCACTATTAATAACATTGCCCTCTTCGCGGTTGCGTTTAACTTTATCATGACGGTAGTCGTCGGTGTTATGGCTAACCAGGGTAAGAGTATGGGCGACGTTACCAAAAAAGTGTCGGATATGGCTCGTAACGGGTTGACACAATTGGTATTGGTAAATGCCGCATTCCAATATGGATATAACGTTGACGGCAAAGACACTGGAATGGGATCTGCCGGTGAACAGTCGTCCCTACTGACACTTATCGGTGTCGGACTTGTAAAGGTAGTGTTGGAACCAGTTCTAGACCTGGGAAGTTTCGGTCAGTTGGTTGAAGTACACTGTGAAGCCGCCGCATGGCGCAATCGCAAACGTATGGCAGTTGCCCTTGCTATTGCCGTATCCCTCGGTGTTCTAACCGGAGATATTATCGATAAGGGTGGATTGGATGACCAAAGCGATGAAACAAAGGTTCTTGCTGGAACTACCATCGGTCTTGAAGGTCTTCATTTGTTACTCCTTCTTTTGGGCATTGCTGGCGCTTCCGGCATCGAATTCTTGCGCGCTTGTGCATTCGGTGATAAGATTAGCGGTGGAGACAACTGCGAAGACTCCTCCTTCCACGGTCTTAATGAAATTCCATTGATTCGTTCCATTGTCGTAACACTTGCCATTTCCGTACTGGCAATCTTGATTGGCGACGAAGCCGCGGCAAGCAAAAACATGTCCATTTTGGTCGTATCTCTGTCGGCACTCATGTTTGCAGATGTATTAGGCAGAAACGTAGCTTAACTTAAATATTAAAACCCTATCATCTCTAACCTACGTTGTAACATTGTAGCCTCCTTATGTTTAATAACTTCATACGCTTTCCGGTTCGCTTTGCGTGTCGATGTCTCCTCGTTGTGTAAAATTACAAATTGACGCAATTTCTCACTGACGTATACAGTAGAATACAGTGCCTGGTCTACCCTCACTGTTTCTATAAATATTTTATTTTTTTGCGTCGCAATGGCATACCCACATTTATACTCTTCCTTGTATAGCCTATCTTCGTAATGTACTTTCTTATGGATACGTTCCTGTAGAGTAACTTCGAAGTTTAGACAGTCCATAACCAGTAGAAAACGAGCAATATGGCGCTTTATATCACCGGGAAAATCGATTAACATTTGAGTATATAAACGGATCTTATATACCTAAAGATGAACATCTCGGTTAAAGTCGGCGATGTTATTGAAATTAAACGGGTCATTACTGTCAAAGAGATAGACAACACGAACAAACAGATAAAAATCCAATGGAAGGATAAGATGGGGAAAGAAAAGTTACAATGGGTGACATACAAGATGTTTTTAATGCTATAAATATACATATTTTTTTACTTCAAATGCCAGATATAGAACGTTTAACTTATGACGAAGATACACCGAGGTCTAAACGCCGCAAAATCGAAGAAACAACAATTTCCTTAGGCTCCAAACCAATATCCTTTAGGACTTTTCTAGCAAGTGCATATGGTTTCTACGAGGAAGAGAAACTCATCAAATTGGAAAGTGTTCAACCTCAGACATGCATAGGAGCTCTAACCGAAGGCAGTAAAAAGAAACAATCTGCCCAAGGCGATAAATTAATGCTTAAACTTAAAACCCTGCTGGACTATATCCCTAAAACGTACAAGAACTGGGAGAGGTCGAAGATGCAAAAGATCTTTCATAGGAATTTCATGCAAGCTACTTGTATGCACCTGTATCGTCACGATCCCGATATCGACATCGATAACATCATGAAGATGAATAATTTCACCAATCTCAAGCAGCAAGTGCTGTGCCTCACACCTAGGCGATTCGGTAAGAGCACATCAGTAGCAATGTTCGTAGCCAGCTACGTATTAACGGTTCCATATAGTGAACAGTGTATATTTTCCACTGGAAGAAGGGCAAGCCAAAAGCTCTTGGAGCTCATTCGAGACATGATTAAGGCAGGTAAATACAAAGACATGTTCGTGAAATGTAACGGTGAAACCATGCTTGTTCAGGGACCTGATCCCCTGGATGTGAGAAAGGTTCATTCATACCCATCCTGTGCAAAAACATTGCGTGGTTGTGGTGGGGATGTGGTCTATATGGAAGAGGCTGCCTTTATGGCACTCGATGTATTCTTTGAAGTAATTGTACCCCTGTTAGAGATGGACACAACTGCATTGATCGCTATATCCACGCCCCTCGATGGAATGAACTTCTACAGTGAGATGTTCGAATTGAAGGGCGGTGATGGAAAGCCTCTATTCAACCAATTGAGAATCGGTATGAGTTGTGAGAAGTGTCAGAAAGCAGGTAAAGCCGCCGACTGTACACATATGGCATCAGTTGTACCGCCCTGGAAGAGCGCTGCCAAGTTTGATATGGTGAAGGCAATATATGGGGATAGGAAGGACATTCTCGCACGTGAATCTATGGGTCAAATCACCAACGACGCGGCGAGTATATTCTCTCAAGGTATGGTAGAGAAAATGCTTGCAAAACAGCCATGGGTTTTGAAATCTGGTGCAAAGTATGTATTCTTAGGGGTAGATCCCAACGGAGGCGGTGATTCTCAAATGGCAATCGTTACAATGGTGATGGAAATGAATAATATTATATTCTGTGGGTTTGAAACACACGGTACGAAAAACCACGACCAGATACAGCACATGCTGTTGGGTCACATCCGCATGATTCGAGCTCACCCAGATTTACGTGACGCATGGGTTATCAATTTCTTTGAATCCAACCTCGGATTAGAAGCCGCGCATATGGCGCATATGTGTCGAAACGAACGTAGGTGCTATACACAGTACGAGAAAGGTAAATGCGGTGTTCTAACTACTCATGCCAGAAAGGAAGCGTACACACACTCGTTTTTGAATTACTTCAATACAGAGGCGGTACATTTCATTAACGATTGGATATGTTGCAACCCATTTGAAGACGCAAACACCCGTCACAAAAAGGTAAAGGCAGAGTTAAAGAAGCAAATGTTAAGCTTCCAGAAGATGGTGTTATCGAATGATAATAGACCCTTCGAGGTAGCCAAACATATATATAGTGGGAAAGTTAAGGCGGGAATGAATGATGATATTGTTATGACTATACTATTTACGACGTATTGGGCTATAGAGTTTGTTGCAAAAAGATTGGAAGCACCTTACGAATCATTTGAAGCATGTTAACCTTAATTATAACCACGATTAAGGTTCTAGGTCGAAATTTCTAGGTTGTATTTTTCTAGGTTGTAGGTCCATTAAAAATTTACGTATAAAAAAGTAAATATTATAAATTAAAAATATTAAATTTAAAAATGAAAACTTGCAGCAAGTGTAGTAAATCAAAACCATTGGAGGAGTTTGCAAAGCAAAGAGCACAGTGTAAGACATGTCGTAAAGAATATAGACAGTCTGACAAGAGAAAAGCGGCGAATTTAAAAGCGCGACTCAAATATCTCGAGACAGCCAAGGGGAAAGCGAGCACGCGCAAACACCTAAAGTCGGACAAGAGAAAAGCAACCAATCTTAAAAGCGTGTTAAAATACCGTAAGACGGACAAGGGAAAAGCAACACAGCAAAACTATATCCAATCTGACAAGGGAAAGACGACCTTGAACAAATACAGTTGCAAAAAACGTAAAATCGATCCACAGTTTAAAATCAAGCAGGATATGAGAAAACGTCTATCCCGCGCACTACACGGTGAAATGAGTGACAAGACTGCAATACTATACTTCGGATGTACCGGGGAGAAACTTTGGGAATGGTTAGAGTCTCAATTCCAACACGGTATGAACAGGGACAACCGAAATATACATGGGTGGACTGTTGATCATTTGATGTCGTATACTAATTTCGACCTAACAGATCCCGTGCAGTTAAAACAACTATGTCATTACACCAACCTACAACCACTGTGGCACAACCAGAACAGAGAAAAGGGAAATAAAATATCCTATGACATGACATTCATCGGTCACTGGCACATGAACGTAGCCGGATGCCCAGTCTCGAGATTACATAACAATCGTATACGTGTATTTATATAAAGTAATAATTTATAAATAAATGTCTGCTGAAGATGTGGTAACTCGTATGTTTAGTACGGAATATAAAGACTATAATTTCTTTACGAGTACAAATACTTGGCATTATAAAAAGGACATAATCGGTGGTATTGAAATTGAGACCTGTGTGAATGAGGAGCTCTTCGACACCGATTGGTTCGATGAATTTGAACCGTACGAGGAGACAATGGATACAAGCATAAAATGTTCAGAAGGTGAGGCAGTCGAATATATTACCTCAGACCCCTACCCCATTGTGGATATATTGGACACGAGCACACGGATTGGTGCTGCCACACAACGGATTATGGAAAGCGAGGATGTATATCCATGCGATAAAAATAGTAGTGGTCGTGTATCGTGTGGGACCCATGTACACATGTCAAATACAAGACTTACGATGCTAAAGTATCCTCACTTTGACAAAGTTATGCGATATTTCTGGATCCAGTATTACCAGCCGTATTGTTTGCAGCGGTTTTATAAATTTCAGGACAGGGACAAGGATATTTTTTATAGTCAAATATCAAATGAAATACCCCAGGGGAAATACGAGATGTTCAATGTAGTGCCGTCTTACAGAGGTTTACCCAGAGATAAAATAGAATTGGCGTCTGTCTTAAGTGTGCTACCAAATCGAACCTGGCATTTTGAGTTTCGGGGTTACGGTGAAATGCGTACCGGATGGACTGATGAAAACCCAATTGCAAAGGAATATATACAAGTCTTAATGAATATGTGGTACGAGGCAGAAGACTATTACACCAAGCATAATATTGCTGACGCCGACAGGGTTCTAATCACCAAAGTAAGGGGAGGTGTTCCAAAATCACACCCGGTAATACATACTATCGAAAGAATGTTGGACAAGCCCCATGACAGGTTTTACAAATTAAAACACGAAACTAAGAAAAACCACAAATACATGCAGCCGAACCGATATTTTAATAAGTTGGAAAAAATAGTGATGTACGGGTTAATACAAGAACGGTATGATGAGAATTACTTCCAGATAGCCTTAACCCACCAACTTCCAAACTTTGACTTTAACAATTATTGGATTGAGGACGTTTTGCCATTTAGTGAGCATATCCTAAGACTGACGCCCATTCAAGGTGGGTTTTATCTTATAGTTTACGATAAAGAGGTGGTTAAGTTAGGTATAGAGGATAACATTCCGGATTTAGCGTCAAATATTGAAGAACTTATTGAAGATGATTTTAAGGAAATTGACATATTGTGGGAAAGGAAACAGAGAGATACTGGCTTCCAAATACATTTTGGGTATAATTGGTTTGGGTATCCTCGACCTAAAATTAAAAGCCGACCTAGAAATAAAAAAAAGAAAAGACGCGCTCAGTTAAAATTCTAAGTTATATAATATTATATATTTTTAAAGTAAAATGCCTAAAGTGTGTAATAAAAAGATCAAACAGAAAGAAACATGTTCTATTTGCATGGGAACACCGAAAAATAAAGCAAACATCGGTTGTTCTCACGAATTCTGTCGTAAATGTATCGTTAAGTGGTCCAAGACTGAGAATTCGTGTCCCGTATGTCGGCAAACCTTCAGTACCGTCAAAACTGCAAAGTCCACTACTCGAATAAAAGACAAATCCCAGTCGGACGACGACGGGTCGTACGGTCGATTCGAGGACAGTTTTATGGAATTGATCATGCATTTTATATTCAACAGAAGGTTTCAATTCCAGTTTTATGCAGACAGTCTGATAGAACCCTCCGACATGCGTATGAGCGCGGTTGAAATTATGCGCGACACCATCGTAGATGTTCCATTCGCAAGAGCATTTCGGGATTACGAACAGAATATATACCTGGCAACAAGGCGAATAATCGATTTACATCACCGGATGACTATTTCCAGAGCCACTTCAAGAGTATAATATCATCCAGAACAATCGCCGACAAGAAACACAAGTACAATAATGTATTCTTGTCGTATATAATCCAATAGTATTGTACCCACCAATTTACAATACATGATACCATATAAATATATTTTGAGTAATTCTTCAGCATCACCATACCCGGGTAGCACAGTCTAAGTCCTAGATATAAATTTACAGGGAAGGACATGGCAGAGAAATATGTATATAACACTAGCAGCTGACCGACGTTGCTACTCTGAAAATCTACGTTCCAGGCAACCAACATAAAGACAAAGGAGACCGTGTGATGTAATCGTGTACTTGTCGGCAGCCGTGTTACCTTGTACAACCCGACAAAATCATTCGAGACATACATACTTGCAAAGATACGTATGGCATCGTTGTCCCAATAGCCATTATAAATGTCTGGAATTAAGAATAAAGTGGCGGCAATCGCCAATAAACATAAGTATACCCCCTTTATAATATTCTTTACCACGTAGTATTGTTTGTCCGTGGTCAGTTTATCAAATTGAATCGTGTTGTAGGTGAGGTAATTCTGTGTATGGGTGTATGAAAAATAAATTAAACATGATGATAATAGAAATACTATGAATGGTAGCATTTAATAACTTATACTAAGAATATATAGGTGGTTAGAGCAAATTTACCAGAGCCTGTGAATTAACTACGACAAGACGAAGAATTTGAGGATAATAAACTTACTTATTCAGATGCCGCCGTTGCAGCACACACGCTCGATGGACCGAACCCTGCGTCGTTTGTGGTCTCTGCGTAAGGACCGGTAGATTGACACCCACGCTTGTACTCTCTAATTTGTTCTATGCATACTGGTTCTTCAGAATTGTAGCAACATTCTTGTCGATGAAATACAGAAGCGTCTCCGTCCAGATCTTTAATAATCTGGGCATATCCACCGGCGTCAGTCATAAATTTACCTACATCGCATGACTTGCAGTTAAGCACGTAATCCGCGCCATTATGATTTTTAACACCGGTACCGTCAACTTCCAAAGAATTGTACTGTCCGGCGGCACACGGTGCTTCAATAAGTGTTGGGTGAGATAAAAATTTACCATCACCACGGGGTCCTGATAGAAGAGTGCTACTAGCTAGTGGTAGTAATGCAAGTATCGCGAATAGCTTCATTTTATATACCCTGATATAATTATATAGTGTCATTATTTAGTTTTGATAAAACAACGCCGACAAACGGCAATGTACATTTCGTTTGAGCCTATTAATAGCTGATCTTTCTCGTCTGTAATTCTATACGTAAACATGCCAGGTGTACCATCCTTGCATTGACTACATAAAGCCAGACAGTGGTGAATGTTCGATGCCACGGGATACAACTTAAATATCTCGCCGAAATTTTCACGTTTGTAATCACCATTTAACCCCGCTACTATTACATCTAGGTTCATCTCTTCGACGAAATATATCACTCTGTTGTACAACTCTTTGAACAGCTGACCTTCGTCGATTGCAATAACATCGTAGTTTATCGGAACTACCCATTTCAAATCATCCACTTTGATCGCGTCCATGGTTTCACCAGAATGAGTTACCATCACCGGTTCATCGCTGTACCGTTTGTCCAAACTGTGGTTCACTACCAGGACGCGCTTTCCGATAGATTTGTAACGGTTTACCCTACGAAGTAACTCTGTGCTCTTACCACTATACATGCAACCGACGATCAACTCAAGGCTCATTTGTTACCAAAGCCCATCTATATATACCAACTTATTTACAAGCTCGATGGTCACCAACACTAACAGAACAAAGAAAACACAGCCGCAGCATGTAGCCAACCCTCTCGCACCTGGAGGTTCTTCGTCTTCCATTTAAAGATAATTTAGGTTATATTTATATCTAACATTTCAGGCTTCCCATTAATTCCGAACGAATACTCACCGATCTTACGTTGGGGACGTATTCTCCACAGTGTACCGTGATTCTCCCAAGTCATACCATTGTAAAAGCGACGTTCTATCGGCTTCTTCAAGTAGTAGATACCATCTTGGAAAAAAAACATAGATTCACCGTGCACAGTATACTCTATCTTACCTCTAGGTTTACGAATTTTAATCATTATTATATACAATATAAAACTTTAAATAGTATTATTTTAGTTTCCACCACGAAGTCGTAAGACTAAATGGAGGGTCGCTTCCTTCTGAATATTGTAGTCAGAAAGAGTTCTGCCGTCCTCAAGTTGTTTTCCGGCAAAGATAAGGCGCTGCTGGTCGGGCGGAATTCCTTCCTTGTCTTGAATTTTATTCTTAACGCCTTCGATCGTGTCTGTGGGTTCGACGTCGAGTGTAATAGTCTTTCCTGTGAGGGTTTTTACGAAAATTTGCATATTTATTGGAAATACGAGGACTTATATACTACAAATTTTAATGTTTCCACTCACCGATGCCATCCCAAGAGTGGCTAAATCCCCACTGATCTTCTTTGGGCGCATACAATTCCAACACTTCTCTCATTGCATCCAGAGAGTTACTACTACGGTGTTGTGTTGCCCACAAGTGAATGACCCACCCTGCTCGTGTTGCTTTGTAGTTGCCCAACATGAGGTCAGGTTTGCGACTGCTGTCGTTGTCGTATGCTTTCCATAATTCGGCGGCTTCTTCCATTAACTTAACCGCTTCCTTTATTTCTTTTTGTGGGTAACCTATGACTTTGGTGTAAAACTCGTTTGTTTCGTATTGTTTCATTTCTTCACGAAATTCTTTTTCGGTGAGTATCTTATCGAATGTAAAGTTTTCCATCTTGTAATATTACGTGTTTTAATATAAAATTATAATATCTGGGATGAAAATTACCAATAATTTTATCCAATTGAATAGCTTCTCTACGGAGTATGCGTATTATATTTTCTAGGTCGGGGTTGACGGCTAAAAACCTAGGTGGAGGCTGAAGCCAGCAAAAATGAGGTCGATCGGTTTCGTGTATATAAAAGTACCGATTTCTATATTCTAAGTCCGTCTGAAGCCTATCAAGGAATTTCCGTCGAACTAGGTTGGTGGCACGTAGTTTTAAAATATAGGGTTTTAGTATGTGTATAGCTTTGTGAAAAACTAGGTTGGTTTTTAACAGATTGTGAATTTCTTTGTTCAAGATTACTATATTAATCCAATATTTTTTTTCTAAAAAATTAATGAACGATGGCATCAAATGCAAAGGGACCCCCGACATTATTTAGGGAATTATCACCGAAAGATATATCGAGTTATGTTTGTGACGACGATCCTAAACAAACATTTCGCAAACTATGGGGTCAACGAGTCAAGGATATTATTGTAGCGACGGAGGAGCGTTACCTAACTATACCAGACAGTTATAATACACCTGTCGGTATAGGGTACTCCAGAGGGAACCATTTGTATGCCATGGGCATTTCAAACAAAACGGGCGTTATTGACACCCACCAATATACTATTACGGTCCAAACCCCCATTGTGTACCGAATGTGGGGTTCCTACCAGCGTACACCATGGACTGCATTCGAGATTACGGATTTGTTGGTCTGGAGGTGCAGGTTAATGAAGGAACCACGACGGATTTTCAACGAAGATGTAAAATGTTTCGAGAAGTCTCGTTGGATGATGTTTGTGTTCTGGGAAGGGAAACTCGAGGAATTGATTTCTCTGGAGATTAACCTGATGAATACCATATTCGAGTTGGACAGTCGGGTAGGAGGTTATTTGAAAAGGAACGTCGGTGAAAACATCGAAGAGGTAGTCCGTGAACAGTATCAATCGACCTTTTCATTGAATGGAAAGGAGATCGATTTCAATACTCGTCAGTCCTGTTGGGGAAAGCAAGTGTCTTTAATGTTAAAAAGTTTACTATAAATGATTATTATACCAACTATAATGACAGAACTTAGTCCTTTAATCGAACGTCACCAGCTGAAGGGGATAGAGGATAGGCTTGGTAGGGTAGAAACTACATTAACAGAAATATTAGAAAACGGTGAGTTGATGGAAGAACGAATCAAAGATAAGTTGGGTTCTCTTCAGGGAGAGCTAGAAAGGAACACGATGCAAGTAAAACGTATGAAACTAAAAATTGGTCAGGGTATGCGACCGGTTACTGTAATTGTATTTATCCTTGTTGGTCTTATGCTTTGGACGTGGGCGTTTACCTGGTTTCGATATTAACTCTTCTTTAGTTTTTCAAACCCCTGTAACATTCTAAAGGTTGAAATTATAAAATACAACAACAAACAGTCTGCAAACACGTAAAAGATAGAAATGTAAAACGACAAATCCTCAGAGATGGTATCCCTGGACTCCGGTAGTCGATATATAACCGTAAACAGGTTAATACTACCAATGAGCAACTGTAGTCCCATTAATATACCCAACGACCAGGTATCGTGAACTCTGCTAACCGATATGCCATACAAATCCACAAACACATGAAATAATGCTCCCACCCACAAAAGATTCGAAAAGGTACGTCCTAACATGAAGAATGCATATAGGAATCCGATAGGCAATAAAAATACATGGAGAATTCGTAGTTTTGCACAGTTGACGTCTACTGTTTTTAAGATAGGAGGTTCTCCACCGTAATCTTGCATCGCTATCTTCTCGTTAACGTCCTTATTGACCAAATATGTCCTTAATGATATCAATCGTAGGGATAACATTGTGTCAGAAAATATATGTACGAACGCCAAGAGACCCCAGACAACCTTTTCAAATATCATTTCAAAACAAGTCGCCGAAGGTTCCGCGATGCATCTGCTAACGGCTATAAAATTAAGCCACAGGACTACACCGTCGAATACAATAGCCGAAAACGAAAATATCAAGGTCACCCCTGTAAGTATACTACTGTCAGCTATAGACGCAAAAATTGCCAACGGCTGGAGAACCAAATGCAATTGGTGAATCCAGGAGACATTCGCACCGCTAAAGTAAGGCTCAATACTGGAATATATTAGAACCAAAAATAAATTTGTTAGAGCGTAGGATCGTATTAAGTTCCGTGTACTAATAGTTTTTAAAGTATCGACCGGTCTAAAATCCATTTTATAAATACAACGCACATATTATATACTGTAAATTACCTTTTCTTACGAGGGACCTTCACTTTCCTCCTTTCTACATTGTCGGATGTTTCTTGTTTGGGTTCTTCTGTTGTAGTTCGTTTCACATAACGGTCCCAGGTAGTCTGCCAATCGTATAATTCCTTCATTTTCTCCATTTTACAATTAAAATATCGAGTATATATATGATAAAAAATTTCAATAAAATGAACGAAGGAGATTTATTAAAAATACAAGGCGAAACTGGCGAATGGTACGCCGAATTAGTAGGTATCGACGAAGACGACCAATTGGAAGTCTTTTACATCAATAGGACCAAAGAAAATCGTTGGGTTTGGGAGTACGACGAGGATTGGCAGGTCGTATCTCAGAATAGTGTGTTGGAACACATACCTCTAGACAAGACCAACCCCCTGACATCGTACAAAACCTTGGGATTTAAACCCCTGTGCCCGGATTCATTTGTCAAAATAGACGAAGAAGACAGTATACCCGCCGACCAATTGATGCCAACCGGCGAATACGACGAGGACGAAGGAATGGAATCGGACGATTCTTTGCGTGATTTTATCGTGCCGGACGAGGAGGGTGAAGCCTTTACGCATGCACCGATGGACAGTGAATTCGTTCAGCAAACCCACGACTGTGTAAACCAATACAACCAATGGGAACCCAAAACTTCATCGGAAAAGAAGATGAAATCTTTTGTCGATTCCCTAGCACATAAATACAAACAACAAGACGATAACAGACAATTTGCACAGGGAAAGTCTGTGGATTATGATCACCCGCCGATGAAGAAAAAATAATTATAAATAGAATAGTATAGTATTTTAAATGAGACGCTCTAGACGTATACGTGGTATTGAGAAGAAAAAAGCCGAGGCTGAGGTATTGCTAGGGAAAGAATATTATAAGAATTACCTGGGGACTCGATCGGTGTTTAAAAACCGTCCGGATTATGTCAAACACGCAAAGAAAGTAAACCCAGAGCTATTGAAATTACATAATCAAGGCAGGAATCCATACTGTGCACTGTACAGCGTCGTCACGGCGTTGGAAGTTGCGAGAAGAAAACCATGGACAGACGAAGAGCGAAAGGCACGGCATCAATTTTGTTTGGATAGAGGAAAATCCCAAGGCGACCATTTGGAAAATACCCTTGGATATTACAAGCGTCTGTTCAAAGACATGGACTACGGCAAAGATTTCAAGGGTGATAAATCGTACGGAAACGCAAACGATCTTATTCGAGCCTTACAGAAAGGTGTATGTGTAGTTTCTCTTAGTTGTGCGGACGTATACAACAAATTCAAAATACGTTCTACAGCGTGTGACAAATCAGGCGATTGGCATTGTATTGCATGTGTTGGATTTGTGGAAATAAACAAGGAACCCATGTTTGTGTTTAAAGATACAAACAACCATCGAGGAGACCCAACAAACCTGGCATTTCTCAAAGCTGGAGAAGTATGTGACGCTGAAGTACAAATGCAAGAATACGGCGATCCATTGATGGCACTGGGTAAATTAAAAAAAGACCTGGTGAAAAACGCATGGACGGTGTTCCAGGAAATTTATAGCATTACCCCCGTAGTTAGTAAATTAAAATTATAAATATAAAATTTATACCTTTAAATGTCAAATGCATTTGTAGCTTCTCTCAAGGATAGGAAAATCATGCATGCTTCTACCCTGGCAGCTTTTGTCAATAAAACACCGATGGTCTTTAGAAAATACTGGAAAGAGTATACTACCAATCCAAAATTTTCTCCGCTTTTTGGAGGCAGAACAAAGGCAATATACTTCTGCCACGGTAATTTATTCGAAGACAAAGCATTGGAATACTTATTCGAGAACTTTGAGTTGGATGTTAATAAACTCACCGAGCAGTTTCAGGCGGCATCCGCATTCAACATATACGAGCAGGAGTACGTAAAAATCAATAATCTTGACATGCAATCGTACGAGGCTAGAGCCGGTGTAGAAAGTAAACTATACATGGATGACAAAGGTATTATAATTAAGAAAGTGAACGCCAACTATAAAATTCAATGGAGTATCGTTGATAAAAAAACGTGGAAGTCCGGTAAAATGGGATATGTCAGCAAAGACCTACTGTTTCGTGGGTTGAAACGTGAGTATAATATGGGAGAGAGAATATTTTTCAAGTATAGCAATATCCGAAACGATAAACCAGAGTCGTTTGAGATTATAGACATCCCGGCGTTGTTTCCTTATACAATATCGTCGCGACCAGATGGTTATTATGGTGAAGACCATATTATTGAGGTGAAATGTCCATGGGGAAATCTATACAAAGCAAAGGACTCGCCTATTGGCACCGGTGATGGAGAAGAGATATTTACGATACCTGTACACTACAGACTCCAGATGTTTTTGGAAATGCTAGTACATGGTAAACGCAAAGGTTACTTTTTTCAATATTATAATCCATCCGGGTGGCAGAATTTCGTACGTCACCTATGCAATCAGGTGAATAACATAACCGAATTGGACACAGACGTTAGAGTGTACAAGCCATGGGTAGATGTAGACACAAACATGACGACTATATTGTACCGTGTGGTGGATAAACTCAAGAAATTGGATGCGTCCTACGAAGAGCGATGGTGGAGGTATTGTAAAGCAGTAGCTTCGTTGCCTCCCCCAAAGAGCAAACGTACCGATGATAAACTAGAGTACGACGAACAGTATGTAAAGCGAGGGTATTATTTAATGCAATTGACAACATCGGAGAAATTGGATGGATGGGGATTCAATGACGTGGCAATTAAAACCATCATGCAAACCTTACCATTCGGATCATCTTTTAAAGTGGGTACTATAGTTGAACATGACGAAGACAAGGAAAGAATACACATTGTTTGGGATCAGGTCAAAGACAACAACCTGAATGTGTACCTCGATGGATTTTACGAATGGATGGACTACGATCAATTCCGTGTAGGTTATTTGCATATATTACGAACACTGACTACCTCTATCCGAAGAAAAAATCCCGCGGATTGGAGAGCCTGGGAGTTTGATTTAAAGGATGGAGCTATATCACCGGAACCACCGAATCCATACTCCTACCCAGAAGCGGTGCTACTGGAATTGGATCTTAGTGACGACACGGTGTGGAAGTCTATCATAATTGCTCTGAGAAGTTTTTTACTCGATTTGAAATACAAGGCTGATTTCAGACAGAGGAATTATTACACCGAATTGATGACGACACTTGAAAAACTCAAGATTAACTTTATAGGCAAACACTCGGGTGAGGATAGCACACCAGCGTTAACCCAGACGCTGGAAGCATGGAAAAACTTGAAAATTTAAGAATCCAAACAAAAAATAAAAATAGAGTATATATATCTTCTTTTTTCTTTGAAATATTATGAGTACCATCGCAAATCAACAAAAACGTAAACGCAAAGCATCAACCAACGCCATCCGTGAAATTAGACGGGAACAAAAGAGGACGGAAACCATTATTCCGGTCGCCCCCTTCTCTAGGTTGACACAAGAAATTTCACAAGATTTTCGAACTGATATTCGTTTCAAATCCGATGCGCACAAAGCCCTACACGTTGGCGCTGAAGCATTCCTCGTCGAATTGTTTCAAAATGCAAACACCGTTGCCATTCACAGTGGCAGAGAGACCGTGCAATCGAAAGATCTTAAACTCGCATACGATCTTTCGAAATAAACTATAAATATAAGAATACAAGATATAAATGAGCGTTTTGTCTAATTCAACACATTTTAATATTAGCAATACTACCAATAAATTTCTCGAAATCTCTGTTTCCGCGGATCAAAACTCTTCCTTTAGAATACGACATAAATCTCAACATATCTATGAAACACCGCGAAACAACGTGGATCATGTCTCTTACACGTCTTGGTTCGTACACAGTGTTACGAATGTTATGCACGGCTCTTCCATGCAGTATGTTAAGATCAATTTACCCGTAAATGAAACCATCGAGTGTGAAATCTCCTGCAAATCGGCACTGATATTAGAAACCTCAATCAAAGATAAAAAATCTAGGGATCACAACCGGGGAGAAATGATCATACCACCAGAAACACAGGGGTGTGAGTTGCACGTTATATACAACCAATCCAAGGGTCTAGCATACACCTCTAACGGTAACGTAGCCATAGGATTGAATAATTTAGATTCACAGACCGTTATAGTATCTTCCACCATAAAAACGATGGAAGGGCATGTTATCGATATAGAGGATAACTCACCGGCAATGTGTAAAACTCATATTGTATAATACACTATATAAGAAGATATATTTATTTCTATATGGAGAACTTTTTATTAACCAACAGATGTACCCGAACGCGCGTTAAAACCGAAGATAACCATACGTTGAAGGTGTTTTCGGTGTTCTACCAACATCCTGCACTCCTAGATCCCGACGATTGGAAACTGTTCAACGCGGAATCGGAACAGGTCCTAATGGACAAGGATACCATATATCTCTTAGACAAACATCTCTGTGAATTTGGTTATCAACCCAAAACAGGAACTATACTAACCTGTAAGATTACCCCCATCGAGAAGACAGACTTGGACAAACATTGGGACGAAATGTTGCAGTTCTGTCTCGAAGTAAAAAAAGATTTTGCACAGTTCTGTGACGAGGAAACCCTGGGATTGGATAAACTCAGTCTCAAATCCGATCAGTCACAGGATTGTTCGGATTCGACTTCCAACGGTCCCACGCTTGGAAGTATTCTTGAAGAGACAACGCAAACTCTTCCCAGTAAATTAGACGAGGGTTTAGATTAGATTCGGTGTTTTCCATTTTTTATTTTAAATAATAATAACATTTATACTATCGCACACTCTAAATTGTCGGGGCTAGCTCGCCGACCTAGTTCGACCTAAAATTACCATTCCACACACGATTAAAGCTACACCCAGTAATTCACTCGATTGTACACTGCCGCTAGCATAGATATCACATAATTTTATTATAGTAATAACAGCTGGTTGAACAATTGGAATAAAATCTCCAGGTTTCATTGTTTTGCAAAGGTGCAGATACACCATTGAAGATGAAAATGAAATTAACGCACAAACAAAAAACCATCGATTAAACGACACCTTTGTCAATTCCCCACTACGGTGTGCTCTGGCTATGTTTAATAGAAGAACAATTAAAGATTGGTAAGCCAAAATCTGTTGAGATGACATGGAAATACTTGCACGCTTCTTACAATATGGTGCGGCGACCCATAAGACTATTAATGATACAATATTCGCGTTCATTACTATGTACATGGTGTCTTATATACCTCTAGATAAGGAATAAAGAAAAGGCAAGGAAGAAAGCTCCAACAGCACTCAGAATTACTAATATTACCATAACATAGTCCCAGCGTGTCCATTCCATAGTATTATAATATAATCCGACCTATATATACTACTACGACCTAGTTCGACCTAGTTCGACCTAGATGTACTCCGAAAAATTCCTAGAGAACTTATATTATTATATTTTTAATTAAAAACAAAAATGAATTTTCGCCAAATGAATAATATAACGCATCTAAAAACCCACGGTTACGTCGTCATTCCATTTCTCAGGAAGGGCGGTGAATATACCGATGATTTCCGTGAAACTTTGGCACGAATGCCAGAATTTAAAGACCCTCGTAACATGGTAGAGGTTGGAGAGCACTTCGTAGGCGGTGGGTTTGCAGCCCTCGGAAACCCCTCTAGTTTCCACAACACCTTTGTTCGTAGGATACGTCAAGTAGCCCATACTCACGTATTAAAGTCGGTGTTCGAAATAGAATTATTGCAAGACAAAGACCTATTCTTCGAACAGATTATCGATCGCATGATGTTCCGCCGGGCGCCTAAAAAGCCTAGCAGAGAAGCGTGGCACCGAGACGAAAGTCCAAACGCCCTAGAAGGCGATACCATTTACGGAGGATGGGTTAACCTGGACCAGACTTCGCAATATTTCTCTGGATGTCCTGGAACACACCTTGAAGTTGGGAATCAAAACACCGGGTTTGCGAAAATACCCAAGACGGAACATGCGCGGTACAACCAGTTAAAAAAGAAAATTGAGATACCCCCTGGACATATATTTATCTTTTACGAACGAATGGCGCACGAGGTCTTACCAACGTCTCGCAAAGGAGACATGCATCGTCTATTCCTGGGATGGCGTACGACTTACAGTAAGGAGCCTCTTTTCACCGATCTGGAAGAGAGATTGCAGAAACGAGCCGTTATGCAAATCAAGAGCGGTCAAACACCACCGATGTACCCCAGTTTATATTGGTCCAACTGGAGGAATTTACTCGAAGCATGGTCCAATAATTTGGTCGATAATTGCACCCACAAAAAGTCCATTACTTCAAAGTCCTCTGATTCCTACGGAGACTCGTACAAAGTTGCACATAGGTACATGGAATCCCTAGAAGATTACGGTCTAATCACCGACCTGTGCCCGCCGTACACTCAGGATGAAGTCAATATCCTCAAGCCACATCGAATGAAAATGTAGCACCACAACCACATGATCCTGTAGAAGACGGGTTTATAAATATAAAACGTTTACCCATTATATCTTCACTCCAATCTATTTCAGTCCCTACTACTAAAAATCCAGATTTACCACATACGGCAATTGGTACTCCTATATCTTCTATATGATGATCTTGTACGTTGCGAGTATTTTTAGGAGTTAGGGTATATTCAAAACCGTTACACCCGCCCCCCTTTGCACCAAAAAGAATATATTGATTATTCCCCAGTATTCTCCTTAATTGAGGTAGTGCAGCCTTTGTCACTGTTATCATTTGTCCGCAGCGGTAGATAATTTATATAATAGAAAAAATCTTACGGTGCGGACAAATTCTAGGTCGAGCTAGGTTGGTTTACAGAACCTAAAACTCAAAAGCGTTCAGAAGTATAATATTTAAATATTATATTTTTTAAATAAATATGTCTTTAAACGAAGCGATAACCCATGAAATGGAAACATGCGATGCAAGACTTCACCGGTGGTCCGATGCACAACTCGAAGATTATAAACGTCATCTATTAAACGACCCAGAGATTAAATCCGCCCTGGAGAATGTGTCCAGTTACCACGAGTCTTCGTTCGGTACCGCGTGTTACAAATCCTACAAACGTTGGGCAAAGGCAAAGGCGGTGATTGGCAACCACATGCACAACTATAAATGTGATTACAGAGATTGGGCGGGTACCAGCGAATTAAAAAACAAATGGTTGGAATCAAAACCGGGTCTTGGATACACCACTAGTGTATGCCCTATCACTCTGGTTCATGTCGGCATGTTCTACGAAGCGTACCACCAGGATGCGGACACCCTCCATAAAATATTTGGAGCCCCCTATACCTACGGGTATGTTGCGCGCAATGGTTTCCCAGCCAGCAAACTTCAGGATTACTTGAAGAAGTTAGAGGAGGAGGGATACGCCATACATATAATTTCCGTATAAATACAGAGTACAATTCTATAAATGATTAAACTTTTTATTATTTTAATTTTGTTTGTTTGTGCCTCGGCAGATCCCATGAATCCGTATCCCAATCCCCCGGTTGTATCCGGATGTCCCACATCTAATCAATCGATACGCCCTGAACACCGCCTTGATTTGGTGAAATGTGATAGAGACATTTTATTTAAATATCTTGGGGAGCACAAATGTTGTGAGGTGAGTCATTTAGGGTGCGACATCTTGGTAAGCGCGTACCTTCTAGTGTATCCTGAAGCCCCTTACGTTTGCCCCAAGAGTTCATAATCATTCTGATTAACACAACCTAGTACGAGAAAACTTACAACAACAATAAATGATGTGATAACAACACCGGCAAACCCCATTCGTTTGGTTTGATATTTATTATCTTTATAACGCTTTGCATTCGTTAAATTTAATATTTCCCTGGTGTAATCATTTACGAATTTCTGTTCGGGATCTAGCGTTTCACGGTATACTTTAAAAGATTCATAACACGGTATATGTTCCACTTGTTTTTTTATATCACCTACGTAATATTTACCCCAATGTGAAGTTCCTCCAAATTTGTTCACCAAAGTTTCAATAGAAACGTGAAACTCATTAAGTGTATCCTGACTCTGGAGATCATAAATATCTACTACGCATGCTTCTTTTCTTGCAAATGTTAAACATGTTGTGTTTTCCTGACCATGAACATATCGTATCAAAATTGTACTTATATCGTGTTTTTCACCGTCAATTGACGATATAAACTTGCTACAATTTTTAAATGGTATCGCATATGCGCTGTACATCATCCCATACTCTGGAAACTTACTCCATGCTTCTACCATTGGTTTTTCGGCGTCCTGTACGTCTGCAAGATCCAATAACGGAAATTTACTCAAGGAGGGAAACAAAACTACGGCGGGTATAATGATGCTATCCCATATAGCCGATATGAAATCGTCGGTTTTAATTGGATACTTTTCGTTGGTAGCGTCACCGACTATTGTAATATATTTTAGCAACCCCTGATCGCGTTGGTTATAGTTTGTTTCAATAATTCCTGCATCAGCACCCGGTAATAAATTGATCGCGTCGTCAATAGTGATTTTATTCTTTTTTATTTTCACCTTTGAATTTGGGTATGTATTAATAGTCATGGATGTGATAATTCCTAATAATCCCAGGTGTGACCTCCAATAATACAAGTCGTTGGTATCAATTATCGTCCCATTAGACAACACAGCTGTTATAGACACTACATCTTCGGCGAATGAATGGAATGTAAGACCATGATGACTAGTTGAAAATGCACCAGCGAGAGATTGATCCTGTATACTACCAAAACCATGTATAATCTTGTTAGTCTCTAGTAACCGGGTTATTAAAGACTTTAACGAAGACCCTGCTTGGCAGGTTACAGTTGTATCTGTCAAATTTAAAATTTTGTCCATCTTTGACAATGATAACATAGTATATTCAGTGCAAATCAATGGAGAGAAAGAATGACCACCTCCGACAACACGAATCTTATCATTATTGCGAACAATTTCTTGTATTTCTTCTGCTGAAGTTGGTTCTAGAATAACCTTTGGTTTACATCTTATAGTATCTCCCCAGTTCCTAACACTGTCTCCTTGTATTGGCGATCTATTATCAGAAAGATGTGTAAATGCTGGACCGTCATATACCGGATTAAACATATTGTAAATCAAATATGGGAGATTGACAAAGAATAGTAGAATGGCTACGTGGGTACCCGAGTTACGTGGGCTTCTATTCCTCCTAATAAAGCAATAAACGCCATACAGACACGTGGAGAGTACGAGTTGAAATACAAGCTGGTATATATGATACATTACACTTTAACTTTTATTTCTTTATATACTTCACAATTGTATCGAACTTGTACAGCCTTTGATATCTCCACGTTCGACTCGATAAGATTGATACATGGTAACACTCTATCACCGATCTTATAGGTCCTACCGCCGGTGTTGTGAATAATGAACCATTTCTTCGCCCGCTTCGCACTAGAAATACCGTTACTAAATGAATTCTTCCATGCGTCGGCACTATACTTCTTCCCTTCTCTACGTTCTCGTTGTTTTCCACTCTCTTTACATCCTATACATTTGTACTCTGGTCCGAATACACATAGGGTATCCTCTACGTGTTGCCAGATACACAGTCCCGTCCATTTATCATCTTTGGTCATCTTTACGTATTTATTGTACTTACCCGTACACAACAAAGTCCCCTTGCAGCTCCCTAGTGTCTCTGGAACATACAGGTTGGGAGGTCGTTGAGATTTCATAAAGTCGTGGATCGCGCGTTTGATTTTACCCGCGGAGAAGATAGAGGAACCGAAGGAGAATCCAGCGGCTACCAAATTAGACAGTCCACCTATGTTCTTCTCGATAACAGTTTTAATGAGGGTTTGATAGATAACCGAAGCTTCTCTGTATATTCCACCATCAATGGATAGAAACACCTTAGGAAACCCGGGCTCGATCTCACCCAACATACCGATAATGTTTTTTGCCCAGTACGTTTTACCCGACGCGCTAGGTCCAAACCCCATAATTAATCGCCCACTGTCTTGCTCAAAATTGTTGACGCGAAACAGACTCTTATCTTCTTCCCATATACCAGTTACGTTGCGAAGGTCAGAACAGGTGATATCTAGCTTTGCATTGATCAAAGACAATTCCAAACACCGGAGCATGTAAGCTGTGGATTTCATCTCTTTTGTTACGTAATCCTTCACAAACGATTGACATTGGTCTCGACATTTGATCCATTTCGGCTCCATGAACGATTTTTCTCGAGCCGAGAACATATCGTCTACTTCAGCTTTAAAATTATTAACGAAATTCTCTACATTGCCGAACGATCGGCGCTCTATCTCCTTACCATCGGGAACATTAGATAGGTACATTTAGTTAAGTAATCATAATAATTATAGTCTTAAAAAACAAAATATATCGTGTATATTATATACCAAAAGAATTATTAAATGAGTCGTGTATCGAGAACAGATTATTCCGGTGATAGAATTGCCAAATTAGAAAAAAAGCTACAAAGTATTATACGTGATGACATAGACAAAATTGATGAAGTCGTGGATAAACATAGAGAAAGAATACAAGGTATTCAAATTGACATAAGAGGCATCAAAGCTGACTTGGATGGTATGGCACGGATGCACAATGCATTAAAAAGTAGAGTCGAGGCTTTAGAAAATAAAAAGTAATATTTTATATTTAGATATCAAATGGAACGTACGGGTACGCTGAGGTTTTCACCTCTTCTTTCTTCTCACCTTTCTGCATGTAGACCACGACGACATGTTTCTCGAGGTCTGCTGCCATACCGTAGTCTCCGCCAGGGGTGCGGAATGCGCGGAATACCAGTTGCATGGAGAGAAGGGACCCATTGGTGATATACTTGGGTTCAATCTGGACGTACTCTCCTTCTTCATTGATCCTCCAGAACACCAGGGAGTTGTCTGCACCGCCAAAACCTTCGAGACGTCGGGTCATACACAGTGCGGGGACTTCGGAACCATCGATGTTCTTCATCTTTAAACACGAATGTTTCGCATTCTCGATGAACGTTTGGTCGTCGTCGTACTTTGCGGTTGCGTCTTTCCACGTGTCTTCGTCGTGGTATGCAACGCCCATGCATTTGTCGCACATATCACCGATCCATTTCAGTGCTTTCTCCTGCTCCTGTTCAAGGTTAGGGAATACATTTTTTACCGCGTCTGGGACGCCGGGGTAACCGGTAAAGGTGTACCTTGCCCGACTAATGTCTTTGGGACCGTACGTGCCTTTATTATGGTTACCGTTGCCAGTCAAGTACGACCAGTGCGCGCGAAACGGGGGGAGGGTCACCGTTACATTATATTGTTTATTATCATCTTTTTTGTGTACCTTAGGTATACGTTCACGTGAACCACCACGTTTTTGGTAGATGGACACATCGAGGTTAACCTTGTCGTACTCGTTGACCACCGTAAATGACGGTTTCGGGGTTTCTTCCCTCGGAGACAACGCCAATTGAGTCCCTTTCGGTTTCTCCGGTGTAACCTTTAACCTTTTTAATACTTGTTCACGTTTTTGTTCGAATGTGCGCTTCATTTTGTTAAGTTTTTGTTTATTTATATACTTCTTTTTATTTTAATTAAAATAATATAATATTTGGAAGACTAGGGCGAGTAGAGTAGCTCCACACGACCTAGAACCTAGTTTCGACCTAGAATTAAACTATTTCTAGGTATATATATGCTGCCGAATATTTATAAAATGTGTACCGTACTATTAGGTACTCTGAACATATACCTCCTAGCATGTGGAAACTCCTTAATTGTTGCAAACCACAGTAGGGCTATATCACTGTCTAGCCTAGAAAGTAAAGGACCCATTGAAGTTTTGAAGTATGGTACCACCACGCCCATACCATCAGGTACAAAGGAAGTATCAAGGGAATCAACCACGGTCGGTTCAAAAACAAATGTAACCACCCAAGTACCAGAATACCTATCAAATACATCAACTCTTCATCCAAACTTACGAGGTCAAAATTCGTCATCGACCACACCAGGCAATGAATCACTAACAGCGAACAAAACAGATCCTGAATCATTATACAATGTCACCAATGATTTATATAGCACTAAAAAGGTTGAACCCCCAGATTATACCGGGCTATGGGTAGGTTTAGCGTTGTTCGTTACCTTTGTGATTGCGGGGGGAGTCAAACTCATAAAATGCAAAGAACCCAAGGAAACGGTGATCCCCGAGTCTCCCTTACCTCCTGTAGATAGAGAAGCGAAGCGCATCATTCAAAATAGAAACTCCTGGGCAAATGCACCTTCGGTTGCCAAAACCCTGAATTTTCGACCTCCGCCTCCACCACCGTCTAGTGCCAGGTTACAGATCACAGAGTTATCTCAACCAGGAGGATTGAATAAAATTAAAGACTTGAGAAAGTCAAAGAGAGCCCAAGCCGGGGATGCGCGATTGCGGAAACAAATGCAAAAGTTGAGAGAAAACACTATAAATTCTAAACCCGATCATTAATAATGGAGGATTTGACGGTACAGGATTTACTATCGTCGGATATGATGAAAGGGTTTGTCGCCGATTCCTCTAAGATTATTCGTGAATGGTACGAGTACATCTACATAGCACGGGTGACATCTGTCGATGGAGTGTACAAGATTGGTAAAACAAATTCATTGAAACGTAGGGATTTGGAATTGGCTAGTGCAGTTACCAAAATAGAACCAGCTTCTATAATATATGCGTGGAATATACCTAGACCTCTAGCTGTAGAAACGTTGGTAAAAGGCATCTTACGAACCAACCTATGGAAGAATGCGCAAGAGAATACACCGGGTGCATCCGAAATGTTTCAAATACCTTTGTACGCCATGGTGTTAGTTGTTCGTTTGTCTTTATTGTGTGTTTTTGTTGATAAAGGATATATCAATCAAAATGTTACAAGGCTACGTAGGCGACTTCAACCGTACATGCAGGGGTTGCGATTCAATCAGATACGATACAAGACAGAGCTCTATCCGCCTAGAGCTCCATCCATACGAAATCAACCCTACTCATTAGGCACATATGTTATTGTTGAATTCCCACTGAATGCATATAAGAAAGGTACAGAGGGTGAAGATTACAACGGTAAATCGTACACTGGAATTGTTGTCAAAGTCGGAGACGGGTATTACATGGTCGATTGGGAGACTACAAACGGAGTGGTATTTATAACCAACAGTAAAGCTCCATTTGAGTGGACGCGATCCATCGATTCTGGACAGAGAATATTGGACATAGAGAGTGTGTGTACCAAGTTCAATATCCCAGGGATTATATATTCCGTGGAGTATAGTGTCGGTGATAACATACAAATTAATCGTAATGGTGTGTGGAAAGATGCCGAAGTTATGCGAGTTGACGAGAATGGAATAACTGTAAACTTTGTAGAGAACGAAGGAGAGGACTTTAAGGAGAAAACAATCGAGGAACACGAAGCAGCGACGCTTTTACGTCCAAAGGGAGGGTCTAATTTAAAATTTTAAAAATGTGTGTATATATATCTTTGATTATTATGTTATATGTGGAAAGCCAACACACTTGTATTGTACCGAAGAGAAGAATTTAGAGTTGAACGTGATACGAAAAAGAAATCGAAACGTATCGTTATTAAGCGTAGGTTTCGTCCATATTATTACAACCGAATGAATGTAGAAACTTCAGAGTGTAAATTCACCGGTGTAAATGTCAGACGAATGGCGTTAAAAAAGGGTGATAGGGTGTTTTATGATTCCGACGCATTTACATTGATGCAGTGCATGGTCCTGGAGCGTCTTGGAGATAATGTAATCATACAGCCAAAGGGAGTTGGAATAAATTTGGAAGTATCTATTTATTCACCGTGTATTGAAATTATTCGTGCTCCAGACGAACATTTTCCCGTACTGATTGAATCAATGTCCTCTAATTTGTTGGATGCCAGGGTCACCGTAAACAACGAATCTTCGACACAATCATTCTACGTACTGGACTACGAACCCATGTCAAATAAATATTTAGTTGGCAAGCAGTCGTGGTCCGGCGATTCATATAGATGGTTGGACCGTGATCAGTTTAATGTGGCATATGTAGATCAGGATCAATTCAACAATGAATATAATGTTATCGGTGAATTGAGTATCGACTTTTTTGACATTCCTGTACACAATATTGATTTGTTGGACGAAGAATGCATCGTTAAATCACTGTGGTTTCACGTTTGTAACTCTGGCAAGAATCACTATGCGTCTAGAGTTGACACAGCCTGGGATATATATACCATTTGCCTTTGGTTGGAACATTACTCGACCTATTGGAAATCCAAACCATACTTTCGAAGGGATTTTTCACCGATCGACAGTTTAATTCGAACGTGTTGTGAAAATAATGCATCGCCGGAGGTAATTCAATATTTGACACAAATATCACTGTCGGAACACGAATCGTATAGAGCAGAACGATTTAAAGCAAAACTAAGATCCAAGCCTTTACTCAAAACAAGAATTAAAAAGGAAGACAAAGTTTTAAAAGTCGAAGTCTTGGCTTCCATTAATTCCAGAAGTCGGTTTTCAGGAAAGAGTGATGTTTTTCTATTCAATTACGTAGCAAAAGTGTTGTGGTTCCTCTCCAATCGTCCAGTGTCGAGAACGTGGGTTGAAACCAGAGCCCTGAAGTTTTGTTTGAAACCTATACACGACAAAGTAATATTAAAATTACCCCTGAAACCATTCCAAGAGCGCGTAGTTGCAGAGATGAGACACCGTGAAATTCATGAAAATCTATCGGATTTATTAATTTTAAACACCAAAAAGGGGTACAGATTTAACGCACTATCGTGTAAACAGAATGGGTATGACGTTAAAGGAGGGATTCTAGCCTTGCCTCCAGGTACGGGGAAAACAATATGTATGTTGGCATTAATAAAACAAGGAATTGAATTGTACAACATTAGTAGGACGTTGGTAGTGGTGCCATTAACATTAATGGACCAGTGGGTAAAAGAAACGGAACGGTTTACCGATCTCAAAATTGGCGAAATTCACGGTAGGAAATGTACGTACCAAGACAAAGACATTGTGTTTACAACTTATGGAACGGTCACCTCGAAATTTACAGATTTAAATCACCCTATCTTTGATTCATTTGATCGAGTTGTATTTGATGAATCGCATCAACCAAAAGAATTTCGATCCAAAAAGATACGCGCCTGTTCGTATATTCATACCACCTACAGATGGTGTATTTCAGCCACACCGTACAGAGAATCCTCGTTTCATAACTTGCACCCACAATTAGCCATGTTGAACGTTTTTCCATTTGATAGTGCCAGGACCAATTTTTTCCCTCATTTAATGTGTCAAGAAAATGACCATACAAAGTGGTTAATCGCACAAATCGCGTCTATTATTATCAACCCACGCATAGATCATTTGAACATTCCTGGTCCGACCTTCCATATCGTTCGGTGTACCAATACGAATCACGATCTCTATGAACTCTTGTTTCAAATGGTCAGACAGAGGGTATCGATCTTATTAGAGAAAATTGGGTACAGATACCAGCAGGTTATGTCACTCGTCAATATGTTGGGGGTTTCTGCAACCGACCCAACTATATTACCCCTGCACGTTTGGGGAGAACGATGTGATACAACTGATTTTGCAATCACCAACATGGATGACCTATGCCAGGAACTTTCCAAACAATCGGGGTTTGCAACCGAGGTGTTAAAAACACTCGATAAGATAGAAGAGACGACATGTTGCCTCTGCCTCGAGACTATGGTTCGACCGACTATAACGGATTGCCTGCATCTATTTTGCCACGACTGTATCAAAAAATCACTAGAGTTTAAAAATAACTGCCCCCAGTGTAGGAAATCCCTCAACTCCAATTCCTTCAAAGAAATAACCACCAAACACGAAACCACAAAGAAAGACGGGTTTCTGTACATGTACGATAACCTGGGGAGAAGGATCAAACTGCCAGAACGTCTTAGTGAAATTATGAAACGCACCAACTCCTCGGACAAATTAATAAAAGTCAAAAATATCATAGAGATGGAAAAGCGGGTAGTTATATTCTCTCAGTACAACTCGGTATTGAATCATTTTTACAAGAATATAGATTCAGCGTCCATCATCTCTGGCAAGTGTACCCGAAGAAAAAGAGCTAGAAACATAGAAGATTTTAAATCAGGAAAAACAAACGTTATATTGTTGTCTACTAAAGTAGCAGACATAGGGATCAATTTAACCGAGGCAAACGCAATTATATTTTTAGAGCCGGGTTTAGAATCTGCGGTAAAAACACAGGCGATAGGACGAGTTCGAAGAATTGGACAGGAGAATTCAATAAAGGTTTACACCATGGTGACAGAAAACACAATAGAAGAACGAATAGAAAATGCCAGAACGACGGTAGAAAAAGACCTCAATGACCTTATGTTAGCCTCCAACCTATCCAGAGCCACCAAACTCAAACGGAAAAACAGACTTAATATGCAATATATACTAAATATTTTATCACTTTAACTTACGTTTCTTTGTGTTCATCTTTAACATAACATAACTATCAAAATCACCGTCGAATTGTTCCCAGTCGCTCATTCGAGAATAGGTAGTACAATTGAATGCAACAAAGGACGAAACATTCGCAAGTAAATCTTTTGTTTTGATGTCTTTTAATAGTTTCACCGAGTATTTCAAGATTGAACTTGGACGGGTTTTGAATAACATGCATGCTACTAACATGGAAAAACACATGTTTTCAGGACTTTGATCTATAGAGTCGAAAATCATTAATCCATGAGACAATACGCGCTCTTCTTTAGGAAACTTTGAATAAAACTTACGAAACCAAATTTCCCTAAGAGTAGAACGTACGCTGTATGTGTCTTCCATGATAAACGGAGATACAGTACGCGGTGTTTCTCCTAGAAACGCTAACGCACGAGGCGCGGTCCAACGCTTCGAGGCATCCATGTTTAACAACCCTTTCATTAGAGTTTTTAGATCAGAATCACCGGTTAGTTTGGGGATATTCTCTTCCAACTCTTCCAAAGTCTTACCAGGGACTGTACGGTACAACATACGGTGGAGAATACAGCCGACGCTCCACATATCTGCCGGTTTGTCGTAACCTTCTTCTCTCCATATCTCTGGTGCACGGTACCACCGAGTTACCATATACCCCGTGCCCTCCCCGTACTCATTTATAAACCGCCGACTCAACCCAAAATCACACAACCACAGTGTGTCGCCTTTTAAAAGTATATTGTCCGGTTTCAAATCCCGGTGAATAATATCGTTCTGGTGCAGAACATGGACGTGGTGCAACAGTTGTTTCGTTAGGTTTAGTACCCTAGGCTCCGTTATTACCGTACGCTTCAACAATTGCCCCAGACTGTTGTTCGCACGTTCAAGTACCAGGTGAAAATACTTCCATTTGTAATAACACGATTTGTAGGGAACACAACCTGGAAGGTTCAAATTCAGGACGTATAATTCACGAACTACCGCCGATAGATCATCCAAAGACTTGATTTCGGAGATCTTTAACGCACTGTCTTTTTTAATATACACCTTTGCATATGCTCCTTCGCCTAAAAGAAGTGAATTCGTGCTCATTTTTATTTATTTTATTTTTAGTTTATATACTCCCATAGCTGTACGAAGATTTTTCCTAAAACACCCCGACCTAGACAACCTAGTTTAATGCTTTGTCCATGCTATTTTTTCGTCTACATGCAATATCAAGGGACTTCGTACTCTAAGACTACAAGCCTAAAATTGCCTATCAAGGGGGTACACTTTTAGGTCCATGTTCACAGGATAGCTAAAAACGTGTTTTTTAGCATGGACGGGGGCAGGTTTTTTGCTTAGTATATAAGAATTTTGTACTTATAAAATATTTTGAGTATGAAGGGTTGCAGCAGGTAGCAGCATACTTCCTTGTGACGAGTAGTTCAAAATGAAGCTAATAGGCTGTACGCTATTTAATATATGAAAAATAGCATGAAATAGGCTGAAGAAAATAAGGGGTTCACAGCGGACTTTTAAAATAACCTCTCACAGCATTAGTTTTCTCAACATGACACAACATTAACATGTAAAATATACATATAAATAATACATATATTATTTAGTATTAACGAAAAAAGGTATACCCCCCTCAGGAATTAATTTTTTTTTATTTTTTTTCTATATTCGATGAAAAAATAAAAAAAAGGGGTTCCCCAGGGGGGGTGTATCGTTTTTTCACCCTATTTTTATCACCACTCTACCTATTACCTGTAAACCGAAAAATAATAACCCCTGCTCTGCCATGAACCTAAAAATATATCGGAATAGCGTACTACCTATTAGCTTCATTTAGAAATACATGTCACATCAGCATATGCTATTGGATGGTTCAAAAATCAGACCCCAATTATGATGTAATAGCAGGGTCGTTGTGTCTATATATGTCGTGTTACCAGGCGGGTTATTTCTAGGTCGGATAACTAACTAGGTCGGAGTTCACTCGAGGAAAAAATCTCCAAGTTTCCCCGGAAATAAATATTATTTTTTTAAAAAAAAAACAATGACAACCCCGTGGCAAGAGAATATTGTGCGATCGTTCGTACAATCAGTTTCGGTGACCTCCCAATTCACCGATTCATTTGATGATTTCGTTGACAACAGGATCGGAGAGATCATAAAGTTACTAAAACCAGTCCGCGCCAGCGACAAGGATAGATGGGTGGAGATTAAGATAACCGGGGGTACATTAAAATCTCCAGCAATTCTCGAGAAGAACGGCGATAGTCGTTCAGATGGTAGTGACTTCACGCCAACGGAGTGTAGACTTAGAAATTTAACCTATGGCGGTCCATTGTACGTCGATTTCCATGTTACAAGATCCGACAATACAAACACAGTGTTAAAAGATGTATATCTAGGAAGGATCCCTATAATGGTCTACTCAAAATTGTGTCATCTCAACGACCCATCAAAGAGAGTAGCCGCGGGCGAGTGTGACAAAGACCCTGGCGGTTATATGATCGTTAACGGTCAAGAGAAATCGATGGTGGGACAAAAAACCCCTATGAACTGTAGAATGATAACCTACCTTAAGAATGGCGTCTCTGCATGCGCGGTGAAATCTGAACGAAATAAACGAGTTCACGTCACCACAATTAAATACAAGGCGAACACAAGCATTTCCTGTACGTTTCCACGTCTCCACGAAGAAGTACCGTTAATGGTAATCCTGATGGCGATGGGGGTTGAGGTTAACGAGATACGTTCGGTGTTCTCTACTGAGGAAAACGCATTACTGGAAGCATCTTTTCGCAATTTACCCCCAACTGTGGAAGAAGCAAAACGTAGAATACGAATCCGAGAGGTTTATAACATCGGGTTATCGGAGGACGAACGGTTACAAAATGCATTTGAAAATGTCCTTGTACCTCACATGAAAATGGAACACAAACCGGTGTTTCTAATCAGTATGGTCCAAGAATTACTGGCGGTTGCGACTGGTAAGATTAAACCTACCGACAGAGATTCTGTGGCAAACCAGCGCGTAGAAACCGCATGTTCATTGATGTCGGGTCTCTTCCTTCATCTCATGATCAAAGTCTGCAACGACATGAAATTATATTTCCAAAAGGCATTACCGAAACTGAAGAATAATATAACAAATGAAAAGATCTTGAAACAGGTATCTCGGACGAATACAATCACCGACGGTTTTCAATACTCCCTGGCAACGGGCAACTGGAATACAACCTTCGTAGATCGTCAACAACGTAAAGGTGTCGCACAGGCACTTCAACGTTTGACTTACATCAGTACGGTGTCTCAATTGCGCCGTGTCTCATCGGCAGTAGAGAAGACTCAGAAATTACCAAAACCGAGGTACTTACACGGTAGTCACTATGGTAGATACTGTCCGGCAGAAACACCGGAGGGCGCACCATGTGGTTTAGAGAACCAACTGACGGTACAGTCCTACATCTCTATCGAGCGTGATCCTACGGTGTTGAGAAAAGCAATTCAACAGTTCTTAATCCATGTGACCGTTCAGAACCTGAAACATACCCTGGTATTTATCAACGGTATATATGAAGGCAGTACCAAACGTCATGTTGATCTTGTTGATAAAATTCGAAAACTACGTCGCACTGGACAGTATGCAAAAGATATGTCGATAACCTACAAGTCCTGGAGAAACCATATCCACATTTCTACAACTGCCGGTAGAATATGCAGACCGTTGATGATAGTCACCGATGGTAAATGCGTATGTGAGAGTTTGCAAGGGTTATCATTCAATGAATTATGTAGAAGGGGTGCAATCGAGTATTTGGACTGTGAAGAGGAAGATACCGGTCTGACTGCATTCTTCGTCAAAGATATCACCGGTGAACATACCCATTGTGAAATATCGAACGCAATGATGAATGGTTTGTGTGCGGCGACTATACCCTTCAGCGATAGAAACCCTGGGACTCGTAACACTTATCAATGTGCCATGGCGAAGCAAGCACAGGGTGTAAACGCAGCGAATTTTCAAAATCGTATGGACACGACCACAAATATAATGTGGTACGGACAGAAGCCTCTGGTCGGAACAAAATTATCCGACGAATACGGTGTTCACGAGTTACCTTCCGGAATTAACGCAATTGTAGCGATTATGCCATTCACCTACAATCAGGAGGATAGTATAATTATCAATCAGTCTGCGTTGGACCGGGGATTTGCAAGAGCAGATACATACAAGACCGTCAAGGAGTCTCTAAGTGGGAAAGAGCACTCGAGTTTCGAGAAACCCAACAAGAAGCGTAAAGTCGGAAAGTATAATAATTTGGAAGACGATGGACTCCTCCGTCCTGGTACATCGGTAAACCCCGGTGATTGTGTCATTGGAAAGGTAACAAGAAGAGAAGATGGCATCGAAGATGAATCCAAGTTGTCCAACGTAAAGGGAACTATCGACAAGGTTATTATGTATCAGGAACGAAACGGAGACAGGGCAGTAAAGGTCAGAGTCCGCCAGACTCGTATTCCGGTGATAGGTGATAAATTTAGTAGTCGTCACGGGCAGAAGGGTACCGCGGGGATGTTTTTTCAACAAGAGGACATGCCATTCACAATCGATGGTATAGTTCCAGATATAATTATCAACCCCCATGCAATCCCGTCTCGTATGACTATTGGGCACATGATTGAATGTCTAGCAGGAAAAGTGTCTTCCCTGAATGGTAAATTTACGGACGCGTCTCCATTTAATGGAAGATCCGTAGAAGATTTGATGCAGCAGTTGAAAACCCTGGGATTTAATTCCAAGGGAAACGAAACTTTATACAGTGGCATCACCGGTGAAAAGATTAAAGCAGAGATATTCATGGGACCTACGTTTTATCAACGTCTTAAGCACAATGTGGAGGATAAAATCCATGCACGTGGACGAGGGAGACGTAACCAGTTAACCAATCAACCCAACGATGGGCGTATTAATGGTGGGGGACTGAGAGTCGGTGAGATGGAGAAGGATTCATTCAACGCACACGCCGTTCCGTACGTCCTTAATGAACGGATGTGTGTTTCTTCGGATGCGTACAAGATGAAGATAAAGGGTAAGGAAGTTACGATTCCGTACGCGGCGAAGTTATTATTCGAGGAGTTACGAAGCATGTGTATTAATGTAGACCTGAGGGTTAAAGATAAAACGTATTAATATCTCTCTCCATTCTCTCTATGTCTCGTTCATTACTTACGAGTGTTTTGAATATCCAGACGAACAATCCGTATGTTACCAATCCGGCAATAGCTATTCCTACGGATTGGTTGTTGTCCATGACCGCCGAAAATATAATAATTGCGGCTACGATACAAATATGGAGTAATGTTTCGAGTAAATCCATTATATAATAAATACGTATTAATTTATACTAAACTTTTGTCGCTTTTGCAAGGAGTGGCTCAAGCTCCGGTCTACAATCTTCTATGTCCTCCAAGTCATCTATTCGTTCCTCCAGTTGGTTTACTCTGAGGTGAAACAGTAACATGTAAACTACAAGAATGAAGACAAGCCCCATCCACCAAAGGTCTGCCTCCTGCATGTACTCGTACACGAATTCAATTGCATTGCGATTCGAGATGGTTTTGTTCTGAAGAAATTCTACGTTGTGGTTGTCAATATCGACGTTTTTATTAAATACTTCGAGTTCGTGAGCGTTCATTTGTGTGCAAAACTCGTATATATATACTTCATAATTATTTAAATCATGGGGTATATCGAATACGAGAGATATAGGAGGACGTTGATCTGTACTATATGCAAGTCAAGGGCATATAGAAAGAATTTATGTCGGTCATGTTACAAACGAGATCAAAAACAGAGGTTTCACTGTACATTTTATTCCTGTACCTCTCCGGTGTTTGCAGCTACACTATGTCAAAAACATTACCGGTCGTGGCAAACCCACTGCCTATATTGCAAACGGCACGTACACTGTAGACACCTATGTCGGTCGCATTACCGCAAAGCTAGAGAAACCGGTGAATTCCCCGAAGAACCTCGGTGTCGAAAATGCGATAAGAAAACCTATTTAAACGACCTATGTATAAATCATTTCAAGGATCAATTCAAGAAATGTATCGTGGTAGAGTGCAACGAAAAGTCTCACAAAACCGGCTTATGCTGCAAGCATTATTTTAGACATCGACGTTCGAAGACGTGAAATCTGTCATCTCTTGAAACATTTGATAGTCTGTTTCTCGTCGTAGCTTATTCCCAATGTACAACACTATTGTAATTTCCACTAGATAAAAGATTGGAAGTACGTACGTATGTATTGCCCCAGAAAGTACGGTGTTGGCATAGAGGATTAACGTAATCCCACTGGTGATAAATGCGTTGTTAAACCATATCTTTTTGGGGTTTCGTATTTCTTTCCCGCGGTGTATACTAAGAATGAATAAAGAAAACCCAAACAAGTTAATCACCGAAAAACGAAGCAACTCCATGCCTTCGGGCAAAATATTACAAATTGAATTTACCAGCGCTATGATCAATATGGATACCATAACCATAACAGAGAAGAAACGAAACCCGTTCGGACTCACAAAGCTCAGTGTCATTTGTTCCAAAACAGCCTATATAAATACTTCCAGGTGCAATAAACCATGTGGTCTATATTCCATTTCATATTCATACATTATTGTCAGCCCTCGGCATGGATGCATGTCATAGCAGCAGTGGGGTTTGCAGGATTGGGACATTTCAGTTTAAGACCACTAACAGCAATGGATTTTACCGATTCCGTCGCATTAATCGGTCTGTACATGGGATATTATTTGACCAAAGAATTATGGCATTTCGGGTATTTGCCATGGTGGGTCGTGACCATCTGTGGATTTAGAAAGCAGAAACCGTTCATTTCAATAGGCGGTGTTCTCTTAGGGCTTATTTTATTTAACTACGACTGGAGAGTAAAGGTAGGTCACTGTCTTATGAATGTATGTAGAATGTTAAAACTAGACAAACAAAGCGTCACTTCGTTATGTATCGTACATACGACGCTGGCTATCTTTTTCTATTTGGTTGGGGAGTATTCCACCACGACATGGTACATAGATACTCTAGCCGGGTTATCGGCAGTATTGTGTTCGTGTTTCAAAGAAAATATTAGTTGGTTTAGTATAGTTATGTTATTCACTGAGCCATTAGCCATGGGTCTGTCATTTCTTCACGCCATGTCTCCTTGTTGGTACGACTACTACAAAAACAATCATTTTCGTATGGTCAAATATTCGTTCTACTTCGTTTACCCAATATGCATTTTGCTTGCATTATGGTTCCGCGAGGAATTAACGTATGCCCGTGGATACCTACCATAAATTCCCTCAGGGTTCTCATCTGACGCTTCGTCAGCAAGACGTTTAAGGCGGACAGAGTGTTTGCCATGATGTCCTGGTTCGGTACTTCTTGAAGTATATTCGAAGGCTTCCATGTATTTAATTTATACTCTACGTATATCGCATTTTTGATATTGTCTACCACTCTATGCTGCCACACGTATTTTAGAAATGCATCCTGGTACACCCGCAAAGATTTGCATGTATTCGTAAGATTTAAAAAACTCATCCCATCGGTGAATTGAACCAGGTGAAAGACAATAAACGACTTCATTGCGAGTTTAACTTTTCTTTTACAAATTCTTTGAATTTTTTTGTTACGTCTCGACCTAGGTCGGTTTCTAGGTCATCTAGGTGGCGATGCACCTGGAGGATAAACTCAGGGACTAGTTTTCCAAAGGTAACGCCCTCGTTCATGTGCTTCAATAACACATTTAAGGAATTTTCTATATCCTTGTCTCTGGATGGCGAAGACAAATTCTTTATCCAAGTATACACATACTGTACCATGTTTAGGAAATCTTCTCCGGAGTATACCTTATTTTCCAATTGCTGCTTGAATAGTACAGGGTCCATCTTCTCCGCAATTTGGTCGTGCAAATCCGACCTAGAAGGAATACAACGACAAATACGTATTACAATCTCTCGATGTAGTTTGCATACAAGGTCAAACTTGTCGTCGTTTAATTCATGTTCAATTAGGTCGGTCCATGCTTTGTAGTACGTAGTTTTAATCTGTGCTTCCATTTTATGAAGTATATAAGGCTCTATTTATAGAACAAATGCGAGTGTTATTTTTTTTGTTGATAGTCGGCGTATTTTCGAAGTGCCCAGAATCTCCAACAGAGGCAATGCAAGTGCTAAATGGTGCCGAATTAATGGATTGTGTAGGGACTGAGCTGGCTTATTTATTTACAGAGAGTGGCTGCTGTAAGCCACCGGAGGATAAAGTACGCTCGAAGAGGTGCCACAACATGGGAGCAGCTGCCTATCTCCGGGATATAGACTTGACAACGTACTGTAAATTTAAAAATAAAAATGAACTATAAAGGTACTAGTGTATTATTTAAATGTTTTCGCACGTCATCTTGTTATTGTTAATTATTAATGTTATTGCAAACGAATGCCCTCGCTCTGCCCCTGACGCGTTGTACTCCCAAAATAGACCGTATTTAATAGAATGCGATGCCAAAACACTACGACAATATTACAGAGCGAATAGTTGTTGCATCGCCAACATCGCCGAGTGTGAGTACATTTCGGCAGCTTATGAATTACGACGTAATATTTTAGAATTCCACCCACTTTGTCCGAATAAATTTATACGTGGTGTTTGGTAAAATAAAACTTAAATATTTTTTTTAAAAAACATGTCCGACTTATCTTTCTCCGACTTAGACGATGTTTCGTTTGACGATTTGTTCGACGACAATCCATTTTTGGACGAAACGCATCGCCACCTGACCGTCGATGGTACAAAGGTACACTTCAAGACCGGGCTGACCACGGAAACGCGTAAACTACTTCTGACAACCTGTAGCAACCTCAACTTTGGTTGTTTTTCACCGACACGAGGTCTGGTAATGGAGAACAAAAATCTTTCGGAGGAAAATAGCGCTATTTTGTACCGACGCATGGGTTTTGACTTTATGGCGAAATACCTCCTGTTCCAGCACCTCGTACAGACTACTTCCTTTGGTATAGACGCCTGGAGAGTCGTGTTGCAGTGCTTCGGTCCAAAGCCCGGGATTGTCATAGATCCGGTTTCAGAGACAAATCCGACGAAAAGGCGACGGTTTCAGGGGATTGACGACGGCGTGGTAATGGACGGCAGATACGCTATAAACTCGACGAAAGAAGTCGGTGATATGCTTCACGGGTCTCTAAAAATGAACTTGTTGACCGTAGGAGCCGACCGCGGTCCTGTACTTTGCGACGCGCAGTACCCCGGACATGATTTGGTCCAGAAAGCCAGATTGAAGTGCTGCCTGGAATTAAACGACGAGGCTAGGGTGGACTTTTGCAAACAACAGCTCTTCCCAGAGGATAATATTTTTGAAGTGGTCGATTGTCTCAACAATATCATAACCATGTTAGAGTTCGAAGAAATGAAGCTAGAGGAGCCCCCGGCGAAGAAAATGAAACTAGAGATTAGGGGATCTCAAGCGGCTCCAGAGGAAACAAAAGAAGAACTGGTCGAGGAAACTAAGGTAGAGATAGAATTGTTGCCAGAGCCAGTCTTCACCCCTGAGATCAGGCAGCGTAGACGCAATGCCGAATTGGAAGAGGACCTCGACGATGGAGACGCGCATTACTTTGGATTTGCCAGGTTCGGAGCCTACAAAAAAGATTGCGATGAACGAAATATTGAAAAACCAATCCACACAAAATCCTTCGTTATCGTATTTTTCATTGCGGCGTTCCTTGTCCTATTGCAATGGGTCATTACACCGTATATCCCGACCTTCGAGCATCTCCCGAAGGAGAAGGGTTGGTTTTCGATGCCCGGACTCTACCATTTCCTTGCGATTGTCGTCGCAATTTTGATAGCCTACAACGCGACCTTTGTCAGACCAACGCACCGGGGCGACGTACAACTGCTCGTGATAACTACCGCGTTGACCTTCTGGGTCGATACTGGTTCCGTAGTGAAGACCACCATGACACCGGCACTGTACTGTTATATGTCCAGCAAACTGATTTTGTGGTACCGTAGACGAAACCTCGCATGGGTTCCGTTCGTCCTGCTCCTTTTATTTTCTTGGTTCACGTACGAGACAATTTTAGGAACGTGCATGGACATTTTGAAACTATTTATTATGGTGACCTCGATTTGCCACGAACAGCGACAAGGCTCTCCTGTAGGGACCATACTATTCGCCCCCTACCGAGACCTATTATTCGTAGTAGAGTTCCCGGTAGTGTACATTTTCAATTTCCTGGAAGAATTGGATTTGTTGACTTGAAGTAAACTTTGTCATTTTCGACTCAATGATATGTAGTGTATTTTTAAGACATGCCCATTTTTTGACCAGTATATAAATGTATTATTAAGTTATTAAAATGTTATGTGATATCTGCAATGAAAAACGCGCTGAATATTACTCCTGTGGTCGCTGCCATTACGAGTGGTGCTCACGCTGCCATTCCGAATTGATCCGGACGGGTAAATCGAGCGAATGGGGTAAAATATACAAATGCCCGTACTGTAGGTTTACCTATGTAGAAAAATCTAAGATATTGCAGCCTGTGCGGCTAGGTACTAAAAGCAGCACCTGTAGTATTCTTTAATCGTCTTCGTACTATTAACATCCTGCATATGCTCTGTAGGTGCACGTACCTGTAAACATACTCCGTCCAGCAACCTGAACACGGGCACAATGCATTAAAATTGTACGTTCCTCGTTTTACACAGTCCCAATTTCTTCCTTGAGCGACCGCCCTCGATTTATATTTTATTCCTGTAAATATGCAACTCATTAAGACTAATTAAATTTATTTATATACCTATGAATGTAAAAAAACGGTTTCGTGATTTTCTCGTAGAGTTAAAGGCGGAAAAAGCAAAAGCTTTGGACGACCTGGAGAAGGAGTACAAGGCGAAGCGCCGAAAGATCGAACAAGAGTACGACGTAACCGGACTGGTTAACTCTGTAGAACAATGTAACCTGTGCGATAACGATTCCGCGTGGTTATGTAGCAATTGCAAGTATAATTTATGTCGAGACTGTCTAGGTCGGATACATAAATCTAGGTCGGAGCTGATGGTGAAGCGTATTCGTACCTTGAAGCTTAGTTCGTTGCCCCTGGCTCTGGCAAAAAAAAAGTTTATAGAAGACGGTTTAAAGTGTCCCCAGTGTAGAACTACAAAACTTACGGTGAAATGAATCTATTTTTATTAAACATCGGTACTCAAGAATGCGTCGTCGATTTGTGCGACAAACATATTGTAAAAATGATTTTGGAAACGGCACAAATCTTGTACAGTGTCTGGCACGCCCGTGCGGGGTTGCCGAACGACGAGACCCTAGAGACGGTCCCTGCCTACCGTAAGACCCACGTCAACCACCCAACGTGCGTATGGGCACGCGCAACGTCGTATCACTACGAATGGACCTGCATGTACGGTATTATCATGTGCAAAGAATATACGCACCGGTACGGCAAGGTTCACAAAACACAGTATCATTTAGAGCGCCTGTACTCCTGGGGGTTCCCGCCAAAGTGTCTTCCGGACCCGCCCATCAAAAAGAAGTCAAAGGTCTGGATCAAAGCAACAAGTGGTATCCCGGCAGTCTTCGACTATTTCCCGTTGTGCATGGACGAAGACTCGTACGTAAAGGATGAAACTGGTGAATACAACGCGGTCTTGTCATACCAGAAGTATTACCTTACGAAGAAGGACAAATTCAACATGGCATGGAAAACCGGCGAGATACCGAAATGGTTTCAAAACTTTAAGCAGCCGCCGGTGCAGCACCACACCGCGTTACTAGGATAGGTAGCACCGGGTTTAAGTCGTTTCGAACCGTCTTTAACAACTGTTATTCCACTATTAGATACTTTTAGTTTTATTGTAACTCCGAACATACCGCCAGCTTTAATGGTCCAGGTGTCACCGGATTTTTTAGCAGAATCTACCGTTATTTGGACACAGCCGAGTCTCGTTTTTCCGTCTTTCAGGCACTTGCTGTTGCCGCACCGGTCTTGAAACCTGAGGATGTAAATATTCTTAATGGAAGTGACAGCAGGAGTAAGTGGTGTTGCGTCCTTATAAATATCCGGAACTCTACATATGCCATCTTTTACGAGCGGACAGTCTTTGCCGCACGATTGATGTTTGGGGTCATTGTCTACAACAGCCAGTACGCCTGGGTTGGGGATCGTTGGCACCTCCCAAGCCCATTTACCGGACCGGGTGCATTTAGAATACTCAGTAGGTTTAGGATAGGCTTTGAGCTCTTCTATTCCCATTTTATATAAGGTTGTAGGTATAAATACCTAGAATTACCTAACCGACCTAGTTTGTTGTATATTTACAAAATAAAATAATATTTACAAAATAAAATAATATTTACAAAATTAATATTTACAAAATGTATGAAAACATGAACATTAACAACGCATACGAAGATTGTTTCACCGAATGGATGGATTATAATTTTGACGAAAATGCGACATTTGACGAATGTCCACTTTCTGACTTAAAAGAAATTCCATGGTTGCAAACCGCGTTGAAACAGGGGTGGGTCGAGGCATGTGCGTGGATACAAGACTTGGAGAACGTCGAAGTAAACTCGGAGACCTACGTGAGGATATCATATGACCTTGATAGAATGTGCGAAGATTTGCATTTATTGGATCAGGACGATTGGGACCATGAAATCCAAATGGTGAAGCGGATGTACGAACCTTGCACCGAACATGACTGGGTACCGAATCCCCGGGAGATGAACGAACACACTACGTATTCATGTACGATTTGCGACACTAACCGAGGTTGCGCCTAGTCTTCATCCTTAGGTTCGATTTTAAACAAGTCTTGTATGTATAGATATGAGATAACTCCGATAACCGTTGCGACACCGGTGATTATAATTACAGGTTTTTTATATTGCATATTTTAATACTCCTATTTACTTTATATACTCCATACTACTAGTTCGATACATTCCGTTGAAACGTGTGGGTCTACGGAGACACGATCCTCTTCCCAGGTTATATCTCCGTGCGGCGTCACCTGTGCGTATGGGTGATTTGGTTTGTCTATCTTGCAAGATAGTACGTCTAGATTGAACAGGCAGTCGAGTTGATTGTAGGTGTGCTGTGTATTTGTCAAATTCTTACAGTATGACCCTAGAGAGTAGACTTTGGGCGGAAATGTTCTGGTTTGAATGAAGGACCCGTAATCTGTCCACAGTTGTACCATCATTAAGATGAACAAAACACCGGCTACGGACAAGACAACCCCTTTGCAGAAGTTTTTTCTACAGGATGGTTTCTTTGCTCTGGATTGGACTTGATTCAATAAATTTTCACGTTCCAAGTCATGGTGTATTTCAACGTCCTCTTCGTCGGATACTTCTTCGATTCTGGTACTCGTAACTTGTGCCATTTTATAAAAATAAAAAGATATATATAGTATAATTAATCTTCATCCATCTCGTCGTTTGCCATGGGTGCTAGATACACCTTTAGAGAACAGTAATCTGTTAGTTTGGCGCCAAACCGAATTGGCATTCCATTTTTCCACCCGAGTTGAATTTGATCGGAAACATCGCCAATGTTAAACGCTTTGTCGATATTTTTGTTGCCCAGGGTGATCGGTTTTGCACCGTTGAAGGTTTCGTACTCGATGCCAATGGATGGAACCAATTGGGTTACTTTTACCGCTCCCTGAGTAGTGTCTTCGCTCTTCAACTCGAGATTGGTCTTCGTAGGAGTAAAGGTAACCGACGCCTTTGTGAAATCAATCACCTTTTTCTTCCATGTCTTGAAGAAGGAGGGATGTATGTTGATGCAAACATCCTCTTCAATCTCCGGGACCTGCATGGTCTCGTCGTCGATGGTAACCTGTTTGATGGTGTAGTTCGTAACTTGATCGTCCGATACGATGTCAATACTAATCGTGTCTTGCGTAGAACAAATTTTTAGTTGGTCTTTGGGACCGCCGGTCTTTAACGCTGCCAACAACACCGTTAAGTTTACACAGATGTCCTCCTCATCGTCGCACTGGTATTCCCCATTGCAATAGGAAGGGTCCAATTTCGCGTCGATGAACACGGAATGACACATTGACATGCAGAAAATACTCATCCCCGCTTGTTTACAGGTGATTTTAACATTAGTTTCGAACTGTGCGATGAAGTTTAGTAACTTGTAGAATGCTTTTGCGGAGGGAATGGTACACTTCATTTTTGTTTTTTATTTTAAAAAATAATAATATTATAATCTCTAAGCTTTTCGTGTTTTGTTGATAAGCAACCTAGTTCGACCTAGAATCTGAGTTTAGGTTGTTTGGAGCATTTGCCAAGGCATTCTCGCTCTTCGTCTATACTATCGTAGCTATTGAAGTTGACTATCCTATCGACCTTGTAGGTCATTACCATTACATTACCATGGGATTCACTTGAACCTCTGCTACCAGCTTCATTCCCTATAGCTAGTTTTTTAACTGCCGTTATGTATATAGCCAAAGGAAGTGACCAATCTTTTGGTAATTCAAATGAAGTTCCATTTATATTACGGAATCCAGTTCTATAATTATCGTCGGCAATTCTTTGATCCTTCATTTTAATTAACTTCTTTAGCGTTTTATCATGTTTCACGTAATATGTAGTACCATCGGAGGGAGTAAATACTACATACCTATTTCTACCAGGTTCGCCGTCTTCTCCAGACTTAGTTTCCACGTCCTCTTTTGAATAAGCTCTACCTTTTTTGTGTGAACCTACATCGTATGCATACACCCAATCCGCATAACGTATCTTCTTTATATATTGAGATATAGTGGTTTGTTCGTCAGGTTCTTCATATTTCTTACCATTAAGTGTATATGATTCGCCCTTGTAGAATTTCTTTACCAGACAATAGGTTCGTTGTTTACCTTGGAGGTCGGTAACACGTAGAAACAATGTATTTTTATAATCCAATGCCTCCCAGGGTTCCAAGGTGATTAAATCCATATCATTTTGACACTTTGACATTTGAGCTTTTCCAATTTTCTCCTCAAATTCTTTATCGGTAAGTTTATTTAATGCTTCGATTTCCGCGTCCATCTTTTTTACTCTCTTTTGGTAATCACTACATTTGTCCAGTTCCAGACGCTTTTTCTTCTGAAGATCTTCGACTTTCTTTTCTCTGGCGCTTATGAGCAGGTTCACAATGCGTTGGAGCCCCCTGCTCTTTGCAGCTTCAATTGCCTTTTTCTTGTCGTCCACCCCCTTAAGTAGTAACAGTTTTATTATCGCCATTTGACGATCAGGAGCAAGCAAGTTATCTCTACCGTGCGAAAGTACGATCACGGACAGATAATTGTTGCCTAATCCATCGGTGAGATTCGGTTGGAAATCATCCATATCAATAATCTTCAGAATTTCATTGAAATGCAATAAATGATGTACCTTGAACAGAATAGGAGTGTCATTAATTTTGTAAGAAGGTCCCCAGTGTTCCAAAAATGGCATTGGGTTGCGTTCGTTCTTTACAACGTAATCGATAATGCCTTTTGTATCCAACCCCTCCCCCTCTTTAGATAACAGCCACTTAATTTTCTCTTCATCATCAGATGCCAACTGCAATATAGATCTACCTTTGTCGTCTATTGCATTGAGATCAACTCTACCCGTACTATACAAGAGTTCCCAGGCTTCTGGATACCTAGCAATATGCATCGCCGTTTGACCAGCGACACTCTTTGCGTTTACATCTACGTCTTCGCGCTTCAAGTATTTTTTGAGTATCTCGGCATACATTGGATCCTTGCACAACACCTGTAAATATGTCAATCCACCGACTCCCAATTTATTCGGAGTTAGTTGTGGTAATAATAATATTAACCGTACACACCCAAGAATAACTTCCATATCTGTCATGGGATTATCGTGCAATAATCTACCCACGGCGGTGTAACCCTCCTTATCGAGCATGTTTGGATCGTATTTCGAGTTCGTAACAAGATATACAAATATTTCCAGTAACTTCTCCTCCCCATCAAGCTCCATCGTTGCGATTGTATGCACAAGTGTACGTTTTTTACTCGTTATGTTCACGTCTACCTTCAAAAAGTCCATTACGTATATGAATTCTTCAACCCTGTCTGTCTGCATTAGATCTTTTAAGAGATAGAATTTTTTGTCTGCAACCCTAGATTTCTTGAACAATCCCCACAAATGGTCCATTCTCTTTTCTCCGAGTTCTTTCCGATACTCAATCGCGGTCGAGAACCACCCCGTAAAGCCGGCTTTTTTGAGTTTTAACTTTGGATGATATATAAATGCGTCCAACACCGGGTCTCTTTGTTGTCTCTCAAGCTCTGACGCTTTATAATAATGGAATATCAACCCCTGCAAACGGCTATCCTTGCCTCCTGGTACGTATTGAATTTGTTGGTTTGGATCCGAAAACGGTTCTTTTAGCTTACCGTCCTTTAAGAAATAGGCGGTCATTACCCCTGGAAGGTTGGTTCTGATGATCCACCTTTGGTAAAAATCATCTGTGTTTATTCCGATATTAATAATATCGACCAAAACTTTAGCAGCTAAGGGGGATTTTTTCTTAAGTAACGCATAGACGAGCGAAGTTTTTTCATCCCTGCCATGGTTATCCCCCGCCCACGCATCCGCGCCTGCCTTTACCATCATTATCATCATGGTCGCAACATGTTCGTTGAGCTTGATCCGATAGAGTGCTTCTAGTGGAGCGATATCTTCACCGGTCCAGTGGACTGCAGCTCCCATTTCAATGAGGTAACCGAGCATTTTCACGTGCTCTTCGGTAGTCTCTTTGAGATCCATCAACCATAAAGAGAATAGCGAGATGGTATTCGTACCTTTTAGATCCAGGTCTTTGGTTTTTTCCATCAGAGTTTTCAAATCCTGGGTGGGAAATAAAGCCTCAGCCTTAGCCTCACCGGTCTCGTACGGGATAAAATCACGCAACCAGGTTTGTATTTCGTATTGTTTATGCGCAGTAGTAAATACCGTCACTATATGAGCGCGACTATAAACCATTTGTACACTTACGATTTCTTCTGTCTTAATGTTTTGGTATGCCTCGCCTCCTTTTGGAATTATCGCATCGACAGGTACGTAACCTTGTAGAAATTCTTCTAATCTGTATGATAATGTGTTGCTCATTCCCACTCCTTGAAAATGGACTACAGGACCAGTTGCCTCGGTGGCATTTATAAACATTGTTACCTTCACCCTTTCCTCTGACTCACCATGTTTCCATAGTTCATTTCTTTTGGGAAGAACAACTGGGAATCCAGAATCGATGGAGCTATATAGTCCTAAAAAGTCTTTTAGGTCTTTAAAATTTCTTCCCCCCTGTCCAACCTCTGAAAAATATACCACGTTAGGTATACCAATCGTGGATATATGTCGAACGATTACTTCGATGCCATTGCCACGGAGCGTTTTATATTTCCACACCTGTCCAGTGGTCGGTAGTTCAGAGTAATAAATCCATTCCCTCTTAAAGTTATCTAATTGCGGGGTTATAAAGCTCTGAGCAATGGTCGTTAATGCTTTTAATTTTACTTCACTACCTGTGAGGGCATCGACTTGTCGTATGTCCCATGATGGAGTGTCAGCTACCCGCCTAGCCCATAATTGGGTTCGTTTAAGTTCAGGTTGCGGGATATAATCGTCAAGTAATTTTTCCCATTTCACGGCAAGTCGGAGATCGAGATCGCCCTGTTCATTAACTATCAGATGTTCCGGTTTTAACTGGGAGATTTGAACGAATGCAAATTCCTTACCAATCTTTAGCCATTTTTGACCAACCATTGGTCCATCCTGTAAGTATGTGAACCCCTTTAGAAAGAGTTTTATTGGCATGGTAAATGCAACATTTGACCTTGTACCGACATAGGTAAGTTCCGGTCTGTTGACATTTGTGACAACGTACTTTTTTGAGTTGTTTTTTTGTTCCCATATAGTCCATTGATCTAATCGTGCATCGTCTGAAGGTCCATCGGTCTCTATTTTAAATTCGTTCATAATTTGTTGGAATGGCAGACCGAAACTACGTACAGTGGTGAATGGCTGAATGAATACGGTTATTGGTAGACTGTAATCTACTTCTGTGACGGTTACTTTCTCTCCTCCGATCCACATATCACCTACGTGTGGTCCTTTTTGATGAAATGAATATCTGGATGAAAAATCATCTCGAGTCAAAGTATCGGGGGAGGAACTATAAATCCCATTGGTGTCGGTTAGAGTATAGTATTTGATAATACTCCCAACACCGATTAAGAGTACCTTCTTACTACCCTCTTTCCATATATCACCGAGTTTTGGTTCTTTTGGAAAGAAATTGGTCAAAGGGTGATCATCCCCCTCAAGTGGCAACTGCCTCATGGCAGTCCCATATGCTAGACTCCATCCGCGCGTATTTTCGCCATCTCTTATATAATAGAACTTAACAGAACCCGCAACTGACAAATCCACCTTTGTAATTTTAACTTTCCTGCCGGTCACTGTGTTATTGCGTACGTCGCCTACACGTATTCCTCTTTGTTTAAAAACAAAGTTATCAATAACAAAGGGGGCTGTGTTTGTTCGTTCACGATCCCTATCGATTGTATACTCCGGGCTTATGCCATAATAATCCATGAGTCTATCGGTATACCCAGCTATAACTATTATTGCAGGCACGCTGAAGACGTCGCTGACTCTTACCCATATATCGCCCTTTTTGGGATTGAACCGTTCCAATAATAATAATTTTTCAGGTTCCCATAATGACCATTGAGTTTCGCTGGTCCGCACGGTGATCTTGGATCCTATGAATGTTACCATGCCCTGTGCACCATCCATGTCGCCCAGTAGATTATTAATCTGTACCTTATCTCCCTTTTCAATGGTCTGAGTATCTGGATATAGTCGTACTGATTCCCTCTCTACGAGTTTTAATTCGCTTACCTGCCATTTCTTTTTGGTATTTTCCTCTTCCATGTGTACACCTATTATATCGTCGCCTATTTCTACCACAACACCGGGTTTATCGTTAACACGAACTCTATCACCTGGTTTAACTAGCTGCCCGTATTCGTACCTTATTCCGTCTCCTCTGGATTCCAGTCTTAAAGATTCGGGTTCGTAAGACAAACTCTCTCCGTCCACCCTTATCGTAATTCTAGGTTCCGTAACTTCCAATACAACGCCACGTTCTCTGGTGTTTCCAGGAGCCGATATCATTACCTGATCACCTTCTAGAATTAGTTGACCGTTTGGATACCTAGGGACAGATGGACGAAGAATTCCTCGAGTTCGAGGTCTACTTGGTGCTCCTGGTGCTACGGGTACTCTTGGTGATGATGGGGGTGTACGTGCGCTTAACATATTTTTATGATACACATCATTACTTATACTATAAATATAATGTTTGAGTGTATAAAATGTCAGTCGTACGTCAGGACCCTGACCTAATCGATGCCTTTAATGAACTAGAAGCCAAAGTCTTTTGTCTCATCGAAGAGAAAAAACAATTGCACAAACGTTTGTTGGTGTTGGAGAAAGCTGCCAAGGATCACGGTGTAAAAGTTGGAAATCACGAAGCGACCGGAGATACATGTATTATAGTATAAATAATAAAAATGTTTTATAAAATGAACAGTAAGAATGCTATTTTATTTGAGACGATTATACGAGGTGATACTAAGGGGTTAATCAAAGCCTCAGAGTTGCGTCGTAAAATCATGCATGGGTTAAGTTATGAGAACAATATGTACGAGGAATGTGTCTCGTATTTGGACCTGTTGAATAGTTTCATGAAACCCAACACACTGAGTAAGAAGCCGGTTCTTTTTTCATGGAACAACACGTCGTCTTCGTGCTGGCAGTACGAGAAGCTTCACATTCTTTCCATGTTGTCACACTGGGCACATCAAAAGGCTGTAGCAGCGGATGCTAAGGAGGCAAAGCCATGGTTCAAACGTTGTGTAGAACATGAGTTGGATGCTTTGCGGTGTTTGAATCGTTATCGTTGGAAAGACACTGAAATTTCCATCTTGCCGATGATGCAGGAGCGATACCATATAGCGAAGGCATTTATTTATGCCAGTGATTATTATTACAACATGTATGCTTACAAAGAGTCGCTCGCACCGATAAAAAAATCATATCAGATGCTTGAGATAGCATCGCGTGTTTGGAAAAAGTTAGAGTACACCAATTTAGCGGAACGGGAAGCTTTGTTGTTGCGTCAAATGGCAATAGCTGAGAAGGAAGACAATTGCGGTGAGCGTGTTGCGCTAATGAAACAAGCTGTGGATTTATGTTCGAACGACGAGATACTAAAGGATTATAACTTGTGGAAACAACAGAATGATTCGGTGTATTATCAGAAGGAGGAGACCACTCAAACTATTTCTTTGATTTCTCTTGAAGATTCCTTTCAAGTTCTTTTAAATATAGCGAAGCCAAATTGACATACCTTTTTGCGTCCGGAATATCATAATTTTGTGCGGCATAAACCCCCATAACAAATCCGATGAGTACCCGTATCATTTATAACTTAAACTACTAAAGTTATACTTAAAAATCATAGTTACTTAAATCAATATATTCTAAGTATTTTCTAATTTTTTCGGTATTATAAAACATGGAGTGTCCTATCTGCTACAATACAACAGTGAGTATATTTACGAATGTCTGTGATCATTCCTGGTGCAAGGCGTGTCACAATCGAATGATATCCGTAAACCATACGACCTGTTGTATTTGTAGGGCAGCTATCATTTTACCACACAAAATGAGAACCCACAATAGCTATATTCAATGGCTGTTGAATGGTGGGGAACCGGCTCTTCGTTGGAGACCGAAACGGTACCGCAGAGGACAATTTTTCAAGTATAAATATTAATAATAATTTTTATATATGAAGCATATATTTTATGGTATAGGAACTGTCTTATCCATTCTATCTGTGTTTTTGTTTATGATACATCCGCGCGATCATCGTTTGGATTTATCGTTTTCACTGTACTGGTGTTTGGTAGTAATACTACTAATTTTTGATTGTAGGAATGAATATTTGAGACGTGAGAGGATACACCGAAATATTACTACCTCCAATAATAGGGGATTCATGAGGGTTTGAATATATATAGCTTTTTGGATTTTTAATATGGGGTGTAAAGTAAGCTTACAAGTACACCCTTTACCTTTGAACGAAGTACCAGAACCTTTGATAGAAGAAGTCGAACCGGTCGAAGCCGAGGCAAAGCCTATATCGTTGGAAGATTTTATACCTACATTGGACGAGATTTCAATGGAGACTATAAATATGTAAATAATTAAACCAAATGGGTAACACGATCACTGTAAATATTGGAAATTCTGGTGCTGTAGCACCTATGGCAAGTGTAGGAGAAGATAAGGGTGGTGGTGGGGGTATAAATGTTGGGAATACTACTACTGCCGAAGAAGAAGAGGATGAACCTAGTTGTTTCGAAAAACTAGGTTGTATGTTGTGTGGAGGAGAATAGAAGTATAAATATTTAATAAACTTTAACTAAATGTCGAGTTATGTAATTGAGTTTCAAGACGATAGCGGTGTTAATGCAGAAGTAGATCTATCTGATTATGTTACCAGTCCTTTTACTCATCATATGATGTCTAGTATTTCTGGTGTAAGGCATATGGCAAGCCGACCACGTAGGTCTAGGGCGTGTCGTTGCCGTGGGTTACAAACCTGTATTCATTGTAGTCCCGCCTTACTTCCTGAATTCCAGACCGACTCTCGAAGGTGTATGTGTGGAGGTAGTGGGTGTTTGATGTGCACAAACGATCCATTTTCGAACCCGAATCCACTGGTAATAGAAATACCACAACCCTCCGCGTCTAAAGTGTCTACCTTCAAAGCAGAGGCGAACTTGGGCGAGTGTTCCATATGCCAGGAACGTATTATGAAGGGTCAGTTGATGTGTAGATTACCGTGTCAAGACACCGTATCGCATGCGTTTCACCGCGATTGTGTAAAGCCATGGTTGGACAAGCATAATACATGTCCAAATTGCCGATCAAAAATATAGTATAAATATATGTAGAGTACATTTTGTATGACATCTTATGTTTTAAGTCCTAAATGTCCAGTCTGTTTGAATCACTATTCAAACGTAGTAAAGCCGGTGATTTTACAACCCTGTTGTCATGGTTGTTGTGCAAGTTGTGTACGACAATATCGAGAGATTTCATTGGATAATAATGAGGAAGACATTCGTTGTCCAAAGTGTAGGGAAATAGTGATAGAAGAAAAGCCAAATTACGATTTGATTGAGATGTTACCTGAAGAAGAAAACAAAGACATGTGGGTTGAAAAGTTGCTCGATTTCTCGAATAAACACGGGCAAGAAATTCGAGTCCACGTGGATGTAGAAGTATTCTCTAAATTAATTTGTTCTAGACTAGTCAACCAGGAACGTATCGATAAGATTGCTCTTAAAAGCACGAACGAATGGACCTCGAGTGATCAAAAAATAATGCAGGGGTTCAAAGAAGAGTTGAGATGTTGTATTATAGCCCTGGATTGTGATTTCGAGGAAATTATGAAATGGGTACAAGTTTTAAATTTACCATCAAAAATAGAGAGTTATATCATGGCAGGATTATTGGAATTCTACGCATCCAAAAAGTTTTTGTCTCCAATGGGCGCGGAATGGTTGCTGGATTTAATGCCGACATCGGTTTGACGTGTATATAAGTGTATATAAAATACGTAAATGACTTTGGATCACACTCTTTTCGCGTGGACTCTTGTTAATTTATCATGTTGTGCAATTATAGCAACTAGTATAGGGGTACAGATATATACAAACCCCATACTAAACGAACATATCTATCCGGAATTCTATGAGAGGACTCTACAGGCGACCTTTCTCTTCGGTGTCATGGAAGTTATTTCGTCTATTGTAATGGTAATCAATGCCGCCTGGGCATGGGGACCGTTTATAATCCATGTGTTTGCACTGTTTGTGTCTATTTTCACGACGTACGCGTCCCTGAAAATTATAGAAGGTGGAGAGGATGAGTACGAAGTGAAACTTAGACGTTCGAATATAATCCGTGGAGGACTGTGGATCATTCGTTTCTTCTATTTGTTTACAATATTACTTACTTTATTTTAAACTATAAATATCTTTTCATTACATAAAAATATGTCTCGATCCGTATTTAACCGCAACAGAACGCGATCTGCCGTAGCAGAGAAAATAATAAATAAAATGGAAGACGATGAAAACCCGGACATGCAAATCAACTTTGGAGGGTACATGCACGGTGGAAAGGGGTTTGCCTTAAAGGTTAGCAACATGGATAAAATATCAGAGTATACGACGACAGCGTGGAAAAATTTGATACATGCGCAGGGTCTAACCTCTAAGATAATTACAGATATGTTGGAAGGTACGGTGAAGATTCAGTGTGAACCTATCGAAAAAAGGCAATCCAAGAAAAAATACTTTTATTCGTTAGTGTATTTAAGCGTTTGTATTTTTCTTATATACAAACTATGGACTCACCATCACCAGCCTTAAATCCTGAAGTAAAACTACAAAAGCACAAGGGGTTGCACGACAACGATTCGAGATTTATAGAAGAAGTGATCAAGGTGATTGGATCCTTGGATGGATCATCCACCATGAGATTAAAAATTCACAGTAAATTCCCAACCCGTTTCATTGTCACGATACTAGACCCGCCCTGCATGAGCTTGGACGATATGCATCAAATATTCCTTATGAACGGCAGGATTATATCGATCAAAGTCGATTTGGACAGACAGGAGATGAAAATTGAGTGTTACAAACACAATGAAGAGAGTAAAAAAAAACGAAAGCGTGTAGCGTACGACGAGTACGATGTACCGGACGGGTATGATTTAAGCATGGTAGATTCAAAGGATTCGAAACATGTAAATGGTATCTTACAAAATATATTAGGCATTACTACAATGGAGTTTACATCGGTGATTCGTCCAGAAGCCTCCAACTATATTCTGGAAATTCAAGACATAGAAGTTATCGATGTCGATTACATTCAAGAAGTAGTGCAGAAATACAGGGCATTCATTACGAAAACTACATTCGATTATCCTCAGAAAAAACTCAAGCTGAACATTCGTAGGAATGACACGCCAATCCGCCAAATAGCACACCGGAAAAAGTTAAAAATCCGACGATAGAACATGTTCCCAATCTTGATCCGTTAACACCGCCCTGTCACCTTCCCAACGTTCGGTCACATAATTAATAATATTTATATTCATATCTGACGTTTTTGGCATTACTATAGACAAATTATATTTTACAGCAAGCTCAAATCCACGCCTTATTCTCGATTGTATCCCCCGACTACTCTGCTTCCATTCTTTCTTTATCAGTTTTGCAGAAATAGTTTGATCTTCGCTGACATGTTTTAGTAGCAATATTGGCTTCCATGAACCAGCTGCACGTTTGGTGATACGAGGACCACCAGTCTCCAACCCATTGTGTTGATTCAACCGTTTCAAGAAATGTTCTGTGCACCCAATATAGGTATGCGTCTTTATGTTGGGGTTATTGTGACAAATAAGATAAATGTATAAAATCATTTAACACAAATTATTGCTGTATTTATATGTCATATGTATTTAATATTATGGATAACCCCAAACCACTTACCGAAGAACAAAGAAACCAGGTAAGGTCTCTCCTTAAACAGTTGGGAGAAGCGTCCGTGAGATTATCCAAATCGAGGTCCAGATCCAGGTCCAAAACACCGAAAAAAGCTTCCAAACATCTGTCCCTGAAATTTTTGAAGAAAAAAGTAGTCGAAAATCCATTCGATGGTATAGAGGAGGGTCAAACGGTAGAAGGAGTCGATTTACCACCGGTATGTAATAGAATGCCAGTAGTACAGCGGGTTAGGTTAATGTTACTACCATTGCATTACGATGACATTGAATTCGAACGAGACCGGATCATCAAAATGGCAAAGGAGGATTTAGGAGCCGACCTCAGTCTTGCAGATGCGGGAACAAAGGATACGCTTCGTTTCGTTATTGACGGGAATCCTCCGATAAAGATTCTTTACGTTTACCTTCAGCCTGGGAGGGTGGATCCTCAGAAGTACATGCTTCTGAATTGGATGTATGCCACCTAAACAGTTTCTTTTCGTCAACCGTTAATTGTGGGACATGAACGGGAACAGAACCATACCAGGCATAGAATTCGTTTGGTTTGTATTGACGCAACAGGGCTCGTATCATTTAAATGTACATGACATTATATTTATAGTGTACTACAGTCAAATGAGGCTTTTCCCAGACGTAAATTTACATCGTTGTGGAAATCACATAGCCACTGTTTATTGAATTCAATGCTGTTTTCACCGATATAGTCTCCGATGTGTTCTCTACATATCTCACAGGGGTATAGGTGACTTAACGAATACATTAAATTCTTAAAATGTGCTTCTTTTGTTTCCGGAACATGCTTTGCTATCTCATGCAATAAATACCACGTAGATTGACCCAACCGATCACGGTCTAAGTCCTCACAGGCACAATCACAGGTTGGTTCTTCGTGTAACTTAGCACTACTGCATACAAGAATCGTAAACAACACCGCTAATCTCATTATACCATAAAAAAGATAATATTTATACTATATAAAACACTCACTATATTATAAATGTTATTATTTCTAAGCTTGTTAATTACGTGGATAATTAATATGGCATGCTTGATAGCATACATGTTATTACAGGAAGCATCCGCCTATTCGGTCATAGCTACCGCCGGTGTAGCACTGACCGGTATATTGCCTGGGTTACTTAGGAAAAAGGACGAACCCGATGGGTTTTCAATCCGAAGGGCTCTTCATGTGGTAGTGGGGGTAGTTGGTATAATTGGAACGGGTCTATTGTTGGGAGAGGCAATAAAGGAATCACAGGAATATCTATGGCTGGCTGCCGCGGGGGCGGTTGTTCATGTAATATCAGGAGTTACCGCACATCTATATTTTGTAAAGAAATCGAATGTATATGTCGATGATTCGTTGGCGTATGAATTATTTGATAGGTATCAATGGTACATTATTATTGCTGCCATTTCATTCTGTGGATTAGTTTACACACTTATCGATGAAGTTGTGTTCACTTCACCGCTTATACACACGAGTGCATTTCTAGTGTTGTTATTTGCGGATCGGTATATCGGATCGCTTATCATCAATTATACCATACTACACGTTGCTGGGGTGGTTTCCACCATGGGATTAATACTGTCCAATGGCGCAATGTCAGATATTCTCATCACATTCGTTGTCTACCTGTACCTTGCAATGGTTCATTTGTAGACACCGGTACAGTCGCCCATGGGATATTCGCGAATATAGAAACGCAACTGGTGGTCTTTGGTGCGCCAGAAATTGCCCTGAACCCCAGATTCCATCTCCTTTAGATCATATGGAAGATTAAACATTCGTTGTTGCGCGTCCTTTAAAGTTGTGTAAACTCCCATTATTTCTTGTTGACTCTGGTAAAACTCAGTGTTACAATAAAGAAAAAAGACAGACATTTTAATTTAAAAAATATATTTATTTTATATTACAATACTTTTCCTAGAAATTTCTAGGTACGACCTAGATTTAAATAAACAGAGTATAAAATAGGGTATTATATTAAATATATGGATACCGACCGCAAACCGCGTGAATTTACAGCAGCCCAATACGCTTCATTTGTCGGCGACGACGATAAACCAGATATATCAAAGGTGGTAATAAATACAACGTTAGTATGTGCAATTGTGGGGTTTCTTTTGTGGGGAATTTTAGGTTAAATTTAAAATACAAAATATAAGTTTTCTTATGGAAGTTCCCAAAATGAATTCGTTTGAAACTTATCTTCCCGTCGTATATCCGCTAACCCAGGGCAAGCTTCTTCTGTACCTCCGAGGACAAGCACTGCACATTGCCCTTATTACCGCCGGAGCCCTGTACCGTCATATCATAGACGATATACAAGAGTTCAAGGAGGACGTCGGCTACGCCTTCAACGATACATTCACCGTAGTCTGTTTGAATTCTCTAAAGGACTTAACACTGAAGCTACAACCGGAAAAGGCTACCATAGAGGTTATTCTAGCAAAACGGAAGGTTACTATTGTACTGGACGCCATAGACCGTGCGAAATGCCTCGACCTGATCGGATTGATGGGTGTTACCAACACAATTCCCGACCTTCCCGTCGAAGTTATCATGCCGCCTCCAGCTTTACCAAAACCAACGCCAAAACGGAAACGAAACCAAAATGTCTTGCAATACCGACGCAAACGCAAAAAATGAGCTCCTGTCACGTTCGCGGCATTATAATAACATAGGAATAGCACTAAACCTTCACTAAATTGTTCCAAAACTATTTTAATTAGTATAGAAATAGCATTAAAGCTTCATTGATTCATAATTTTTTTGAATATATAAGTAAATAAAAAATTAAATAATGATACATCCTGACGACTACGTATGTTGTATGTACGCTAACGCGGAGGACGACCGTGTTTGTGTTCGCGACCGATGTTTGTTCAACCTAGGAACATTCAAAGGATATTATTTTTGTTTATTGTTTTCATTAATAATTTCTTTAACCACAATCACAATCGCATTTTACTTTCTTAAATCACCATGAATTTTTTAGGTTACACTGCCACCACGAAATTAAACGAGAAACAGGAACTCGTTGACAAACTCCTGGATGCCAACACCCAATTCCATAAGGCGAACGGCACCTTGAGGAGCCAGGTCGCGAAGTTAAAGGAACAGCGCGCCCAAGCCCAGCGTCAAGTCGGTGATTTGACCACCGCAAAGAGCCTTCGAGATGAAGAGATAAACCGCCTCAAGCAAGAGATAGAAAGTCTCAAAAAAACCAACTTCGGTTTGGGACAAACCCTGGACGAGAAGAATCTGGTATCGAACCGTCAGATTAGCGAGTTCAATAAGGTTTCCAAGGCATTCAAGGAACGTGGCGTGATCATGGAACGTTACAAGAAAGACCTTCACGAAAAGAACGGTGACATCGATGAGTTGAAGGACAGAATTGACGAACTCGAAGCCACTCTTCAGAAGACGAACGAGCGGTACGATGCCTTCGTTACCGTCTCCGGTACCAACTTCGCGAACCACTTCGAGCGCGTCCTGAAGAAGCGTAAGGTTGCCGAACTCACTCTAGATTGAGTATAAAAGCCCCACGTGTACGTAGAAATGGACTTTGAAACTATCGCCATTGCGATCACTTTCCTCGTTCTTTTCACCAACTGTTGTTGTAAACGATAGATTTTTATTATTTAAGTAGATACATAATCTTTTTAATGATAGAGACTTATTTAGATTCTGTAAATAAAGAAATTGAAGATATGCAAGCTTTGATTGAAAAGACGCGTCATAAGTCAATAGCTAGCTATACGGCGTTATTGAAGTCTGGACGTAGAACAAATGATTCGCAACAGGTGAAACGATACGAAGAAGTTTTAAAAGCGTGCGTATGTGTTGAATCGAATGGAAGCGGGTGTATCGTTGACGTCAATGGCGAACCCATGGTGCTGACCAACTTCCATGTTGCCGGAAAGAAGGGTACCATAAAGTTCATCATGTGGAACGACGGTGAATATGGCGTTGCGAAAACAATTAAACTGGACAAGGACAAAGACACGGCTTTTATGGAAATTATACAATCAGAAAAGAGTGAAATCCCCCGCGTGTCTTTGGAACCATATAAGAAACAGAAAGAGTTAGTACAAATACACAATCCGTACCACTGGTACAATGACAAACGTGGGGTCAGAAGGGAGAATCAAAATCATTTTCCATTTACGGTAGAAAAACGTGATATAGAAAAAAGGGGCAATCTATTCTCACACTTTGCGACCATTGATTCGTCGGTGTTTTATGGGTCATCGGGCTCACCATTCTTTTCAATTGACAACAAGGGAATCTTAGGCGGTGTAGTGGGTATTCATAGAGAATGGGACGAAGAGAAAGACGATTTCATAGGAGTAATGATAAACAAAGAAACAATGCCTAATTTTAAATTCTAATACTTAAGTTTATTTGTAGTGAGAGTCTTCGATATAGCCATACGCCCCTGAACCTTCATCTTAAAGTAGCTAAATAGCTTGTAGCGTTGAACATCTGCCAGAAACTCCATACTCCCTATTTGCTTGTTCCAATAGTCTATATCCAACGGTGATTCCAAAACATAGCTAGATGGAACAAACCATTGTTTACACAACGCTGTCATGATAGCTGGGATAATCTCGTTTAATTCAGCTCTTACATCCTCGTCAGCCATGGTCTTCCTGTACGAACCGTCGTAGGACAACGTTATTTCTGCCAGTGTGGCTCTATCTTCTCGCTTAGGTATTATACGCTCGAATTTTATCAGCTTCCTTGACCTCCAATAGAAAAATTCACGGATTCCGATGTGGTATGTTTTCCATTCCCTCGTTCGAAACCACCGGACCCAATTGTCATCGATGTTGGTATTAAACTTGAATAGTACGGACACTTTGAGTACCCTAGTATCGCCAGGCATATCCTTCTCCAGTGAGATTTCTTCGACATATATTGCACACCCTGCCTTATAATCTGTAGCTGGTTTGAATTCAAAAATCTTCCACAGAATCTCGTCTGGAAGCTTTTGTCTTTGATCCCCTGGTTCGACTAAAGATGCCATTTCTAATAGAGCTGTAAAATGTTATACTAAAAAAAATTAAATAGAGTTACTTTGTTTTTCTTCTTTATAATCTTTCGGTGTTCCACCGTATTATCTTCATCTGGTTTACGCTTCTTTACCCACGAAGAAAAGACACCCGTGATAGGTGGGTTCACGATTTTGTTACATAGGAACAATGTCTTCGGATTATCGCATAATTTCTCCAATATACGGGTCAATGGTGGTATCAGTTGTTTCTCTCTGTAATAATCCCTGTCCACTACATACTTTCCAGAGGTAATCTCTTCTGGTAACACCGCATTCTCTGACATTTTATGAGATTTACCCTTTGCGATCACGTACGGTACTCTGTCCCCCGCTACGAATCCATGTTGTTCTCCTCTCTCTTTGTTAATCCGCATTGCTAGGTTGACGTGCGCTGCCATCGCTTTGTACTCCTCCGGTGATCTAGATAGTTTTTTGGACATGGTTAATAACTCCAGGGGTACTCGATTGCACGATAAATCTTGCACTGCTTTACTAACCACTTGACACGCTTTCTCAACGTCCATTGTATTCATAAGAATGGTCAACATTTCTTTCTGTGTTTGGACCAGAAGGGGACAGAAATCCCTCCGAACGCACTCTACGCCCTTCATGTCGATTTTCACGTGACCTTCCTCGTACTTTTTACCACAGTAACGCTTTTTCTTCAACAGTAAGAAGGGAAGATAGACTTTCTCAAATTCCAACTCCACTGGTCTTAAGAAGTGCGCGTCAACGTATTCGCCCATCTCTCTCCCAATCTCCTCTGCTCGTGCTACGGTTGCCTCTGGCGTCGGACCGTCACACAGAGACCGTGGGAGATGACAGAAGACCGAATCGGTATCACCGTAAACGCATTTAACGCCGTGTTCTTTTCCCCATACCGGATGATTTTCAATAAGATCCTGTGTTCTTAGAGTTAACCCCCTACCATATTTGGTAACACTTTCCGCGATACGTTTGTCTGGTAGAAACCCTACTGATGCCCCGGTGAATCCATAGATACTGTTCATGCAGACCTTCAGACCCAACTGACGACCATTCGCTATCTTGTACGGAACAGAATCCGGATGATGTTTCTTCATTAACTTTTTAACACGCTTACGCTCCTCCCATAAGGATCCTAGAATTTCTGGTAGGATACCTTGGTTTGTTTCTTTGGTCTTAAAGATAATGTTCGTGTTGTAGTTTATCTTTGTCTGCATTCTACCATCTTTCCAATAGTAGTCAGGGACCGTTCGGACCTCTTTGCCCTCTGTCCAACCCATTCGTAACATCTTTTCCCTGGATACAATCGTCTCGTAGGACATGTTCATGCACATCATCACCGAAGGGTACAACGATGCAAAATCTAGGGTTGCTATCGCTTCTTTGTAGAATTTGGGTTTAGGATCCAATACCACTGCCCCCTGAAACCCTTCAGACACTTCGTCTTTGACCGTTTTTACACCGAATTCTTCCGTGTCCAATTCATTTCTGTAGGAATACTTTTTCTTTTTCTCACGTCGAGGAATAAAGTATTGTGGGTTACGTTTCTTGCAGTACCGTAACATGAGTGCAATGGTCCGTATTCCTTGTCCCCGGTTGAGAACATCGTTCAACGATATCCCGGTGACACATGATAACTGAAACGATACGAACAGTTTGTTCAGTTTGTGCATTATCATACGTGTCAACCATGCATCTTTTACACAGTAGACTGCCAATTCATCTCTGCCTTCTTTTGTATGAAACTTTGGATGAATTTCATTGTAATCCATAGGATATTTCTTAGTCCCTAGGAATTCCTTTGCCACTTCATCCAACTTGTAAGAGTTCAAGTTATGGTTCTTCTTCATGACTTGGTACCCATCATGATCGATTCGTCCAGGAATGTAAAGTGTTTTGGTAACATTCTTACCCGCCTGGTTGCTTTGAAACACCTTTTCTTTTATTTTAGATTCAACGCCCAAAAGACGTCCCCAGGTGGGGTACTTGTTCTCGCTTTTCCAACTCCGTTGAAATGAAGTTCCGTTCAGTGTATGGTACCTGTCGAACAAGTACGGGTGGTCGAAGAAGGAACTGTTGTACCCTTCCAAAATGTCAATGTCTTCTTTTACGATGAAATTATTGAACGATTTTAACATTTTCAATTCGTTTTCGAAATGAAACACGGTTACGTCTTCAGAGGTATATTCATCCGTAGGGTCTTTGACCGGTGATAATTTTTCCAATGGGTCTCCATTCGGACTTAGTATCCACACGTACTTTTTCACGTTCTCGTTCTGTTGAAGGACCGCCCCAATGGTACATACCGGATCTCTTTCCGCTTTGGGAAACTCAAATTTACCAGACGGACGTTTGAATGGAACGGATTCAATATCATAACACAGTATACGCCAGGGCGCCATGTCGTTGCGCTCAATTTGGACATGGGTTTTTTTATCACCGTTGATTTCAATGTCACATGTGGTCTTTTTTTCTTGAACACACGTACCCTCAATGGTCATCCAACTGGAGGAATAAATATCCTTCTCGATCAAATACTGCAAGGGATAGTCTACCTGATCGTTGTATATGGTAAACGGATGGTCAAACCCACGAATTCCAAACCCATATTTTTTATAATTTTCAACCACCAATTCCTCGAGTTCATTTTTACTGAATTCCTGCTTCCAGATATATTGAACTTTACGCGATAGTAATGCTTTTAAATCGTGTAAAACCCACTTATCATCGGCAGAAATCTTCACAAAGACTGGTGTTTGCGTCTCGTCGAAGTTGCAAATATCTTGACCACGGATTTCGTCGAACATGACCATGATCTTGCCATGTTTCTGGCTGTCTCTTATCTTTTTTTGAATGTGTAAAAGACACTCGTCCGATTTAAGTATTATTTTCGAACATCGATAACGAATTAAGGACTCATTGAGATATCGCTTTAACCTGGGGATAGATTTTGCGTCTATTTTGATGCAAACAGAAGGTCTAAAACCATTTATCCATACTGCTACGCTTTTGTCGTCAATTGTACGTCCGAATAGAACAATCTTATCCGCCTCCGGTGACTGACTATCCAAATGTTGAAATGTAACCTTCATTTTAATTTAAAATAATAATATTTTGTATTTGTACTACACACAAATTTTTAGGACGGGATTTCCTCGACCTAGAGCTACCTAGGTTTATAACCCTAATTTTAACCTAACTAGGTCGAACTAGGTCGGGCTAGGTCTAATTTGAAACTTTGACAAAAGTTCTTTGATTATTAATATAAAATATTATTATTTATTTAAAAAACGGTGATAAAAATGTCTGACTGTGCCATTTGTTTAGGAAAGATTAAAAGCAAGGGTAAACTCGACTCTTGTAACCACGAGTTTTGTTTGAAGTGCATTAAGACATGGACAAAAAAGAACAATACGTGTCCATTATGTCGCGGTAAAATTACCAAGATCACGGGAAAGCGCAAACGTGATACCGTTCACATCAAAGCATCATTAACACCAACACAACGTAGAGTTAGAGAACTGTTGACGAGATTTGTCTTACGCGCACGTCACGATGTCACCTTGACGGATGGGACCCGTCGTACTGGTTTCCAATTGATTCGACATGAGGACCAACGAGAAGGTGATATTACTACAATGGAAGAGTTCCACCACGTGTTACCGGAGACCACTGTACTGCGACATAGATTACGGTACAGACGTAGACGTGTACGTAGACCACCACACATGGAATTGCCCGGAGACACACGTGAAAACCCAATTGTTGTCGATTAACACAGGTTGTCAAAGAAACCGTTCTGCCAGAGAAAACTGAGGACCGTCATAAATGCAGCAACACATAACAAGTCATAATCACCGATAACATCCTGTGGTTCTTCTTTCATATGTATACATACAATAGATTTAAATAATACAAATTATACGAACCGTTTGGTGAGTATATAAATAAAATATATTTTACATAAATGTCTATCGTGAAGAATAATTTTGAAATACCACCAATTAAAGTAGCCTTCTGTGGATCTATGGGGAGTGGTAAAACCCACGCGGCAAACCAATTGCAAATAAAAACCAATGCAACAATCATGTCGATTGCAAAGCCAATCAAAGAGGTGGTATCTAGGATGAACCTAAAGGACCCCGGGCGCGGTGAACATATTATGGTTGGTACCGTCGGACGTGCCGTTCATAAGAACGTTTGGATCGATAAATTAATTGCCCGCATGAATGGCGATGTAATTGTGGACGATGTACGTTTTGAAAACGAAGCAAAAGTCTTAAAAGAGAACGGGTTCACCATTATTTATTTGGATGTACCGTGGCATGTTCGATTCAATCGAGTGTTGAAACGCTCCGAAGATTTGAGAGACCACATACAATACTTTGCAAATGAGTCCGAAATATCGTGCGAAACGATAGATAAACGTCTATTCGACTACGTATGTACCACAGAGGCTCAGGTGGACGAGGTTATTGAAAACATGACCATTAATTCTGAGAGTATATAAGTAAACTTAAATTATAATAAATGATTGAATTCGTCCCAGAAAATAGTAAAATAAACAATAACTCATTCTTCGGACTCTTCAAACTCCAAATTCAAAGCATGGATTACGACCGTCTCGAAGATCTCCCCGCAAAAGAAATCGTATTCGTGTGCGACTACAATGGGAGCGAACTTATCGTAGAAAAGTCTCGGAAAATGTACCGGGAAAAGGATACGGTGACTACTGTACCCTTTAAAGATATACACAAAGTAAAAGCAAAGAATGTCATCATTATATCAAACCGCGGGGCGTTTGAACCACCGGTGTTTCCAGAAGATACGCGGGTACATGTCATATGTGTCGGTCCGTGCAACAATTACGTTGCGTTCGAAAAAATTGCGTCCAAATACAACGGGATATATAATTATGTTGCAACCAGAAACGAATTATCGTGTGCGGTTGGAAGCATGATTGGCGCGGTGTTCTCTACCGTGTATCAAGACGCAACACTTACCTTTGAGTCTAGCACACTCCTCTTTAGTCAGAACGACAGCATCTGTCAGTCTATAACTATCGGAGATTTGTATGCAGACGAAAAGAAAGATATCCTGGTGAAATGTCATCGAGTAAAGGATAATGAGATACACGTCATTCGTTATACCTTTCGAGCAAAGAACGTTTTGATCCAAAGCGAGATTGAAATGAAAAGGAAACGGTACATACATGAGGGCGTTGGGCGTCCAAACATGGACGTAATAACAAGATGGAAAGAAATCTGTGTAGCAAAGGAAATAAGAACGTACAACACAGAGGTAACCAGCGACTGTTTTAATTTTAACGGCGACATAGAGATGTTACGAAATAATCGTGACCCAGCGTTGTATCGTAGAGTCTCCCAAGAGTATCTACTGCAACGAGACAACCGTTCCGACGACTATGTAAGTAAATACTACACACCGTTTAGGATGTGGTTTAGTAGAGAGTTAAGTAAATGTTAAAATTTATATTCTGGTAATTTCGAATCTTGTAGTTTACACGCGTATTGTGTTTGTGAAATTTTTTGCCAGAGAGATTGCCACATAGCGGCGAACAGGCATACCAATTTGTGACGATATTCTTGTATTGTTTTAATGATACCTCCCACCCCAGCACCTGCTGCACCCACCACCAGTGTACCTTCCTTGTATAAAGAGATGTACCAATCTTTAAGGTAACTCAATACACCAGTGATTTGTTCACGCACCAGGTCATTTAATTTCTTTTTTATTTCTATCTCTTCTTTTTCTAATCCATAACACATGTCATTTACACCTTTGCTTGAAACGCGAGCAGGTGTAATATAACCTTTTAGTGTTTCAATAATGCCCTCCGTTTGCCCTACAATAGTTCCACATAGTTCTTTTTTCCTTTGTGCCAAGCTTCTCAGTGCATATTCCTGGTCTGCCACCAGCTTTGTTCCCACACTGATTGTATCCTGTACGGCTTGCCAGAATTTCAAAGCTGGGTAGGTAATCAAAAGAAGAAAACTGGTTTCACCGGCAATTTTGAATGCCAATTGTTCCGTGAATGTGTCACCAACGCCATCGCACTTATACTGCCATCCATATTTCTCATATAAACCTATGAACGGGTTTTTACTCATATATAGATATATCAACGTTTATTTATATTAAAAATTTATAAATCAGTATACATAGCGGTTACGTTACCAATGAAATCGTTGATTTGAGAAAAATCACCGTACACCCGAAACACAACGTAAAGTTTACATATTAAGATAATCGCACAGGTTTGAAGAAATTTCAAAGTCCAAACGGTGATCGGTACGCAATATTTAAATTGGTAATGTGTGAGAATAAAAACTACAACAAAGGCAAGTATCCAGCCAATTTCTTCTAACATTTAATTACATATTTTATTTATTTATATACTCGCTTCTGTAATAAATGATGCGTAAGAATTAATCCCACATGCGTTCTTCCACCGTTCCAAATAGAAATACCCATCTAATCCCCAGTTCTTTCCCCACGAATTCTTTATGATCCAATACTTTGGAGTAAATCCGACTACCAACACCGCATGGTCTACGTCTTTGCCACACTGTGATTCTTCTAATACGCCACCGTGGTACATCTCTAGGTGCCACGACGTTGAATCTATGCCTACCGGTATTGGACCATATTGTACAATATTATGAGCCAATTTATCTTCGATCGGGTACTCCCATTCATCGCTCTGTGTAGCATAATCCTTTACCATTACCCATGGACGCTCAATGCGACGGTAACATTTGTCTTCCCGTTCCAAATAGGGGTCAAAGCTGTCCGGACCAGCCGGTGTTCGCTTTGCCTTTTCGAAGGCATACTCCATCAACCCTCCATCGCACCCTTCATTATCCCCCTTCGTACAGTCTACCCACTGCTGTATGCTGAAATCCTTCAACTGACCAGATTTCTTCCAGTACCAATACTCAAACGAACCAGCTGCCGCAAAGGCAAAACATGCGCCACATGACCCCTGGCGTTTTACAGAGGTTACAGCGCCATGGGTTCTCCAGTCCATCGTCAACGGTAGACCGATCCGATGCTGCTCGTTCGTGTCCAACCTTCGTTTGCCTTTGCTAAAAGGATTTGCCCGGGTACGATTCATATCCGAACGATAAGTAAGGTTGTAGCTATGACGAGATGCGAAATGATATTTTGGTAATAGGGTATGAAACGCCTTGTTTTCTTCCTCCACGGTGTACAGTTTCCTATGGACTTTCTTGTACGAGTGAAACCATTCGGGGTAAGAATAAACCGGTACGATACAAAACAGTATAAGGTATAGTTTCATGTTTTTAATAAAAATAGTATAAATATATAGGGTTAAATACATAAATGTTGAACGCGGTGTTCGCGAGACCAATAGGGATCTTCGACAATTGGTTCAATAAGGTAGTGTCTGTTTTGACACTAGGAGACTACTGCCATTCCGAATTCGTTTTCAGTTGGACTGAGGATGAAGCTGAAACATTTTTCCAACAAATAGAGGGTCATGACAAACTCAAAAACAACTACAAGAGATACCTGGAAGATGGAATGGTACATGTCTGTTTCTATATACTTTGGGGCGATGTATTGTCATACCGTTTGTTAAAGCATCAACATAACAACCCATTTTACAGGATTCTGGACGAAACATCCGCTGCCAGTGTACCAATTACCTTGTCCCCAGCCAACGAAATTAAACTGGGAAATTTTTTATTGACCCAATGTGGGAAACCATACGATTATGCTGGGGCATTGTTATACGCCGTACCACTGAGAAAAAGTAACACAGAGTACCCACAATACTACTGCTCAGAATTAATGGTATGTGCATTGCAACAATGTAGAATGTTACAGAATGTAAATCCCTCAGCTGTGACGCCAAATAAATTGTATAAATTATTAACTGTTTAAGCACTACACGACTCGCATGTAAAATTTATAGCAGACGCTCTAGGCTGTGTTCTAAGATAATAACAACCCGTCTTTAATCCCTTCTTCCATCCATAAAAATGCATCGACGTCAGTTTCGAATGTGTCGGAGCAGCCATGTAAAGATTCAAACTCTGAGACTGATCAATATATGCACCTCTGGCTGCTGCATGGTCGATGATACTCTTCTGACTCAACTCCCAGGTAGTTTTAAAGCACTGCTTCACCTCATCTGGTAAATCCGTACCCTGAACACTTCCCTTATGTTCAATAATCTTATTGATTAGTGCTGGATTCCACATTCCCAATTTTTGACATGTCATCTGCAAATACTTGTTTATGATGACGAATTCACCGCTCAACACACGTCTAACGTATAGGTTTGAAGTTCTTGGTTCAAAACTCTCCGTGTTTCCTAAAATTTGGGCACTAGAAGCTGTTGGCATAGGAGCCGTAAGAAGTGAATTTCTCAACCCATGCTTCATCATTTTAGTTCTCAATATATCCCAGTTGAATCGACTGGACGGTGAAACACCCCACAAATTGAACTGGAATATCCCCTTGCTTGCCGGAGAACCCTGAAACGATTTGTACGGTCCATCCTGCTGTGCAAGCTGGATGCTTTTCTTTATCGAACCATAGTAAATAGCTTCAAAAATATCACGGTCCAATTCATGAGCTTCTGGCGAATCATATGCCATACCCATCATTTGAAACACGTCGGAGAGACCTTGAACACCGATACCAATAGGTCGATGCTGTTTGTTGGAATACTCCGCTTCTTTAACGGGGTAAGTTGTCTTGTCAATTACCAAATTTAAATTCTCGGTGACCTGACCCGCGACGTCTACCAATCTATCAAAATTAAACCCATGTTGGGTTACGAATTTTGGCAACGCGATACTTGCAAGGGTACATACCGCTGTCTGATCTTTGTCATGGTATTCTACGATCTCACAACATAAGTTAGAAGACCGAATAGTACCCAAGTTTTTCTGGTTGCTTTTATTATTGCAGGCGTCTTTGTATAAAATATACGGTGTTCCTGTCTCGATCTGAGTCGTACAAATCTGCATCCACAGGTCACGAGCCTGGATAGTTTTACCAATTCCTAGGGACTCGTACTCCGCGTATAATCGTTCAAATTCTTCACCGTACGCATCCTGGAGTTTAGGAGCTTCGGTTGGACAGAATAGAGACCATGTACTGTCAGATTCGACCCGTTTCATGAAAAGATCGGGAACCCATAAGGCATAAAATAAATCCCTTGCTCTCTCTTCTTCCACGCCGTGATTTAATTTTAATTTTAAGACATCCTCGACATCTCTGTGCCAGGGTTCGATGTATATCGCGAATGAACCTTTTCGTTTGTTTCCACCCTGATCCACGTACCTGGCGGTGTTATTGAACACCCGGAGCATAGGAACTAGACCATTACTAGTGCCATTCGTACCTTTAATACGTGTGTGTTTCGCTCGGATATTGGATACGTCAATACCAATACCACCGGCGGACTTACTCACCAGGGCTACGTCCTTCAAAGTATCGTAAATAGCTTCGATGGAGTCGTCCTTCATGGACATTAAGAAACAGCTAGCCAACTGAGACTGTTTCAGACCGGAATTAAACAGTGTCGGTGAAGCGTGGGTATACCAGCCGTTCGAAATGGTATTGTATAACTCAATTGATTTTTCAGGTGTATCCGCCAAAAATACGGCGACACGCATCAGTAAATATTGAGGACGTTCTACTATGCCATCCTTGTTCTTCAACAGGTATGAACGTTTCAGGGTACGTAAACCGATAATATCGTAGTGATAATCTTTTTCATGGGATATACACTCGTCGTAATTGTACGCATGTACTTTATCCATGAAGGATTTGGATAAAATATCTTCCGCGTCCAGAAGATCCATGGCTTCGGTGAAGCTGTCAGGTGTACTGTTGTGAAGATCGACTGTTTCAAGTCTCCCTGCTAAAATACCATATTCGTACGACTGGGTTGCCAAAGAAGCAGCCTGCTCAGCAGTATACGGAACAATGTCCGAGCTTGGCATTTTAGCTGCTACACCCTTGTTGATTTGGTCGCAAAGACCGTCTACATCGACTGTACCGAGTTCCGTAGGGTGTTCTACCGCTCTCTTTATAAAATTATACATCTTACTGGTATCGTATTGTTCTTCAACTCCTTTGCGTTTTACAACAATCATTTAGGTTAAGAAAAGTGTACTTATATATTAATTATCTTTTAAAGTCATGGCTACCATTTTTACGTTAGCCCCACAAATAAACCCGGAAAGAAACCCTACGAACGATGTTACAACCAATACAAGCGCCATTCGCAAAATTGTGTGCCTACCACAACACAATAATACGAGAAACAAAACCAAATATACTGGTCCCGCCACTGTAATAAGTATGGATTCCGTAATCTCTGAAGATTTGTACACGCCTGCAAGAACGGTAGTCACTAGTGTTATGCCCAAACAAAAAAAGAGAATTACACACAAATAGTATGACCTTCGAATGAAGGATTCGATTTCAGCGGCTCTGTGCTTGTTAAAATACTTGTTTCGTGATAGGTTAAGGAGTCCTTTTTCTTCATCGTCGTCTGACATTTTTACCATATAGAACGACTATATATATGGTATTTGAAAAAAATCACTACATATACAGCCCTGACCTTTAAAAATGTTAAAACGTCCACGGCTAAGAGTGGCGGCTTATTATAGGAATTATTCTACATTAGGAATAACAAGAGAACCCATTCTCATCAACGACCATGTAAATATTATGACAAAGAGAGACCCAATCATCTGGAGCAAAAAGGTGTACAAGGTCATTCGAATAGAAAACCCAATGTATGTATTTTTAAGGGATGAAACTGACACAACGAATGAGGTCATTGCAGGGGCTCATTATAGAATGCCATTCGATAGCACCATATACAGGGCAGTTAAACCCGCGGGACTTGGATGGAAAGCTACAAATATAGATACAGGGGACATGGCATACTTAAGACCATATCTTTACGATAACGGACTGGAACGCCTAATGAAAATTAAAGTTACAAATTTAAAGTTGAAGAAAAGTGCGGTTGCACCTCGGTTAAGAATGCGCCTCACCGGTAGATTAATGGAGATGTTTAAGTTTTAATGTATACGTCAATAACGAGGTACTTCTCGTCTTTTTTTACCAGTCTTACGTTTACTCTACGTCCAAAAGAATATCATTATTTATAATTAGTTTTACTAGTTTACATATTATTGTTTACATATACGTCGATTACTAGGTACTTTTCTTCTTTTTTCACCAACCTTACGTTTACTCTACGCCCATTGCAAAGTATAGTATCGTTCTGTTTCACCTTCGAACTGTCATTTATTACTTCGATGACTTGTTCTTGAGTAAGACCGAACTGACCCATTTTCTCCCTAGATTTGCGGGTATGGATGATGTCGGTAGAGATTACCGTTTCTATTGTGGTGCGGCGGGGTCCGATATGACAGGTTCCATTCATAAAATCGGCACATTCTTCATTAAGTTCTTTAATAAAATCCTCGTGACTTTGGGTGGGTCCGATATTACAGGTTCCTCTCATGACCGTTTTAACAAAGTTATTAATCTCAGATTTGTCAACAACGGATGTATCGCTCATTTATAACATTTAAAAGATACTTATATACTCTAAAATATGAATCCGTGCAACATTCCACGTGAAATGTGCCTGTAACCCCCATGGTACCACTTGCCTTTTGGTACATACCTATCAAGTCTAGGATATTTCTTAATAAATGTACCGTGAATCAGGCGTTTGCTTCGCATCTCTTCGAGTTTTTCTTCTCCCCATGGCTGTATATGATAGACATCGGAAAAAACTACGAATTGATCGGTTCCATTGAGTTGTGCCACACGTATTGATTTTGCGAATAGATCCAACTGTCGGTTGAACAAGTGGTCAATCCATTCACTAAAATTCCCTCTATACTTTGGCTTTATACCCATGACTTTGGCAATCTTTCTCATTTTCTTCGTCGCCAACCGTTTATCTAACTTCTTGCCGGCTCCGAATGATAATATTGCTTGTTCCGCGGTAGAATAAGACATGTTTTTAATAATATACGATACTTATATACTCCTATGATCTTTGTCTAGTAAATATTTTGGTAAATTTTTCGCGATTCTATGGTTTGTTTTGTCATAGTACATGTAGATGATAGATATCTTTTCCTTTGGTGGAGAGGTCTTCACGTGTTCTAATACCTCTACCAGGTGGTTCAAACGATCTTTGAACACCGCTGTGCGACCCAATTCACTGTCCGGATTTAATCTCACGACCACAAAATGTTCTGGTACATTGGTTTTAAACTCGTCGTATATATCCGAAATACGCTTCTCATCACAATCGTAAGAACCATTCTTCCACAGGTGTTGGTGTTCGTCTAGTTCAAACTGGATATGACACTTGAGGTGAGGGTCCAACCACATCGCGTCGGGTCTATACCGTAGGCACATGTCTCCCTGAATACGCGTATCATGCTCCATATGATATGGGAATTTTTTCTGCAATGCTTTGATGTATTTCAGCTCTATCCGCTCTTTCCTAAACCCATATGTATCACAGCATGACCGACATACGTCTGCGCCTTTGATAGAACGAACCCTGCCCACATGTTCATAACAGATATCACAGTATTTGTTACCGATGTCGTGTTTGGATGCCAGGTGTGATTTTAGACTACCGTTATGCTTACATTTATATGTGCAATGGTGACACTGGTGCCATTTGACGCCTAAATTATGTATGTTTGCCATATGACTTTTCAATGTACCATTTTCTTTAAATTTTAAGTCACAATGGTCGCATTTATGCCATTTGACGCCGATACCATGCTTTAGTGCCAAATGTCGTTTCCAATCGCCTTTTGTTTTACCTTTAAAATCACAATGGTCACATTTATACCATGTGACTCCTACGTCATGAATGAAACTTAAATGTGTTTTCAAATGTGTTTTATATTTAAACTTTGAATCACAGAGGTGGCATTGGTGCCATTTTACGCCTATACCGTGTATGTTCGCCGAATGTGTTTTCAAATGTGATTTATATTTAGTCTTGTACGAACACAGTTCACAATGGTGCCATTGGACGGTACCAACACCGTGCATGTTTGCCATATGTTGTTTTACCACGCATGGGTATTTAGCCTTGTACGAACACAGTTCACAATGGTGCCATTGGACGGTACCAATACCGTGCTTGTTTGCCATATGTTGTTTTACATGGCATGGGTATTTAGCCGTATACGAACACATGTGACATTTGACTTCACGTTTCCGTTTCATTTATTATTAAAATAAGATACTTATATAGGTTAGTTTTTAATCTTCTAGGTCTTTTGTGAGATCCCAGTCCCCTAAGGGGCTTGCATTGTCCACTACTTTGTGACATGCGCGTCGGAATTCAATCTGACACACTTCGAATTCTTCATAGGTTGCTCCGGATTTGGTCCTGTGAAAAGTGTCCATCATACGTGACATAACTCTCCAAAACTCGTCGGACCACTCCAATTTCCATGCGCGTAGACGTTTGGGACCCCATGAAATAAATATCGCCTTACGTCTGTCACTGCACGCCATCTCAAGGTACATTTGCGGGACGTAATAGTAGGTCACCTTCTTATTACATTTTTTGGACTTCGCGGGACACTTAATCTCAAGGATACCCTCCTCTAAGACTTCGAAATCCTCGTCGTCTTCGTTAAAGATCTGGTAGAATCCATCTGGGGTTGCAGATAACCAGTCGATGGTATTGTGTTGAACGTGGGGTGCTTCATACGCAACAATATCGGTCTTACGATTCAGGAATTCTTCGAGGGCACCGTCTTCATGCTCACTTCCCCATTTCATCCAACCAAGTTGTTCTTCGGTGAACGGGTCGCGCTTTCGTCCTTCGAACACTTCTTCGTAGAATTTAACGCGGTCGTCGTTGCCCCTACAGAAGAGGAATTGACTTAATTTACTCCCAGAGAGTTTGTTCTTGCGTCTGCGAAACCATTCTTCGGATCGTTGACTTGGTTCGTCGAGGTTTTGATCATCTAGAGAAAAGAAACGGGGATGTGTAAATTGACTCATTTAATAAATAATTTTTTTACTTATATACTAAGAATATTAATATACGTTTTCAATACTACCGACCTAGTACGACCTAGGACCCGACCTAGATCCAGTATTCTACCTAGTATGACAACCTAGGTCGCTACGCTATCTCCGGATTTAGAAATACTATAATTAATTAAAAATAAAGTATAAAAAGGTGATTAAAATTAAAAAAAGATGTTTTACTGTGTTAATTTAAGAAAGAAAAACTGTAACTTGAACTATGATTCCGATTCGAAAGTATTGTCGTTGAATGACGATTCGTTAACCGTCGAAAGATTGTATTCCGTACAGGCAACTCAATCGAGCGAGCACGCGTACTTGATGGCGCACCTTGCAACACCCTATCAAAACAAGAAAACCCTACTGTTCCGTAGCGATTCCTGGTTGGTAAACGACGACGATGATGCGGACGATCATGTACTCGTAGAGCAACTCAACACGAAGATGGAGACACTAAGTGGACCGGATTGTGTTCTTCTTACCGATTGTGTCGAAGCAAGACTGCACGGGACTACCTCCATGAACGACCTATACCCGACGAAAACACGTCTGGTAGCACCAAAGACGTTGTACATGGAAGATGCGTCTAACATTGACGTTATCTTTTGTGAGCGTGTAACCTCTTACACAAAATCATTCGACATGGTGTTGGTAATGAAGACCGGTAAAACCGTCACGCATTCTTGCATTTCGAGGAAAAAGATTAACATGTTTGTAGAATGGGCGAAGCAAAACAATCTCGAGTTCTATCAAACCGGTCCAGATCCCTTACCATGGAGCGCGGTTATGAAGCGCCATGCGGATGGCGAGTCGTGGGAAGCGATATTCAAACTAATTACTCATGTCTCGGATGACGAAGAGGAATCCAGCGAATGGGAAGAAGGGAACACCGACCCCGAAGAAGAAGAAGAAGAACTTGACTTTCTCGAGGAAGAAGAATCCGAGGAAGAATTCGTAGAGGATGACTACTCCGATGAGTCGGACGAAGAAGGAGACTACGAACCAGAAGCAAAGCGTAGAAAAACCTAATGATAAGCAATCTTACCTATTGATAATTTACTATTAAAAACTACTCTAGGAACACGCATATCGGTGATATCACTTCTCCGAATAGATCGGAGTCCAAAGTACATAGCTACGTAAGCACAGGTGTGCCAAATACTGTGGATAATTGCGTAGTGTTTGTCACTGTGTTTTCCATCCGTTAAAAAAGCTACTACACCTCCTCCACCTAATATTAACGAGATGTACAGAAACAATATGTCGCGTTTGCTGTCAGCTTTGCGAAAGAAGTAATCGAAGGTTCTCTTTATAACAAAGATGAGTTGACAAAGGATAGTAACACCGCCGATAATATCCGCTACCATTTGATCGTTCCAAAAGACACCAAGTAACAAGACTGCAAACAACAAGACAGGTAACATCCATTCGGGGAACTCTTCAAACAGAACCAGGACCGTGACTAATATAAGGGTCAATGTAGAAAAGGAAATGTCTAAGGGTCCAGTATACTCCTGTCCTACATCGAACACAATCGACGTGTGATAAGCTACACTACACCCAAGACCGATAATCACCGTAGAGAATATCCAAGCGGTATTTCGAAGAATATAAATCATAGGAATGGCGAAGACATGAGTTACCAACACCAACCAGTTTTGTACAGCCTGACTGTAATTGTCGTACGTAAGTAATACTATACCAGAGTACAACACTACTAGACAGAGAATATAAATATCAACTACTTCTAACATTTAATATTAACATACGGTATATTTATACAAAGATGAAACAATCTGTCCAGTTTTGCTCGTCCTGGTCATCAACAAACTCGAGGTACTTGTCACAATCACCGAGACCCAATGGCGCACGGGCTGTTACTGCTAATACCTCTTCGTCGCGTTTCAACAGGGCAAATATCCACACAAATTCGTCACGTACGGTGTAAGAATACGCCAATGCACGCGTTTTGTTATTCTCACACATATCAACATATGCATTAACCCATTTCGAAGTGCAAAACCCTGGAGTTAACATTTTGTTTTAAAAAAATTATCAAAAATTAAAGACCTCGCCACTTTTCACGGATCGAGGACCTGGATCCGACCTAGAATCCCTGTATATAGCTAATAAAATACACAGGTTTAATAGGGTAACAATACCGGATTCTATACCTAATATGTATAGTTGTAATAAAAAACCATATGCCGACCATAATGCTGCTGATATACAGTGTAATATAATAGTACAAACGTGCAAATCGGCGGTAGTGCCAGGATGCCTCACTTTCCACACCTGTGGAATATTACTAATCATGGATATCAAGGCGCCCGCACCTGCAAGTGCTTCCAACGCTGTTATCATTTCAATGTGCCGTCTGCATCCTTTATAGTGAAATCCTCGAGATACACACACGTCTTTGTTTTCTTTAAATAATCCAGTTTAGGATCCCTAAGATTGTCTCTTAGGACGTCCGTAGTAATAGGTCCGTATACATCCGCTGTCATAGTGGATGCGCGTACGACGACGAATATTGCCTGTCCATCACCGGAACGGATTATGGGATCTGTATGCCCTCGTCCTTGTCCTCCCTTTTGGAAAACAAATGAGGTACCATATCGTTTCGACGCCTGTTCACACTGTGACTTTACATGGAGTTCTACACCGCCGTAGGTTAAGTCCGCATCGAAGGATTTACGATGTTTTTCATATATCTTCATGTCAGGTTCGGAACAGTCGATATTGTTCTGCCAGAATAACCACGTCACTGCCCATTCGCCCATCTTACCGACGGTGGTGTCGTAAATCATTTTTTGACGGTTGAACTGTCCTCGTTTGTTCCGCATTCGTTCGGTTGTGACAATTTCTTTGTGCGCAAAATCATAACATGCGTTCCAGAGAGTATTCCACTCCGGTTTGGTGAATTGAACGGTACGTTTAAGAATAGAACTCATATTTGGTTTATTTTTTTTTAAAATATAAATACTATACTCAAGGGAGGTTTTATAATTATTATTTATCGACCTAGACAACCTAGTTTTAGATTAATAATGCTTTGTTCATGCTAATTTTTCGTCTACATGCAATATCAAGGGACTTTGTACTCTAAGACTACAAGCCTAAAATTACCTATCAAGGGGGTACCATTTTAGGTCCATGTTCACAGGATAGCTAAAAACGTGTTTTTTAGCATGGACGGGGGCAGGTTTTTTGCTTAGTATATAAGAATTTTGTACTTATAAAATATTTTGAGTATGAAGGGTTGCAGCAGGTAGCAGCATACTTCCTTGTGACGAGTAGTTCAAAATGAAGCTAATAGGCTGTACGCTATTTAATATATGAAAAATAGCATGAAATAGGCTGAAGAAAATAAGGGGTTCACAGCGGACTTTTAAAATAACCTCTCACAGC